AGGCTATAGGCAGCGTGCTGTTGGCGGCTCTGACCGCCCGCGATGTAGGAGAGCGTCACGTACCGGGATTCGGTTTCGCTCGCGATCGCGTTGGCGCCGGCCGGCACGGAGATCGACGCGGTCGTCCCCGGCACGGTGATCGGCTTATGGTCCAAGCCGGCGACGACCTGGCCCGTCTGGTCGCGCACGGTGGCCGTGACGGTGCCGGCGTCGGGCTGCGTGGGGACGCCGCCGACGATCAGCTCGATGTCGAAGGTGAGGTCTTCACCAGCTTGGAACCATTTCATGGTGCTTTCTTATCCTTGATCTCGATACACTTAAAGATGCTCTTGCCGACATAGAAAGCACCGAGACGCCGGCACTCCGTCGCCACCGTCATATGCGCGACGATGTAGCCGATTTGGTACGCCGCGAGGACGGCGCCGATGACTGCCAGCGTCTTCATGCCATTTACTCAGCAGCAGACTTCTTCGCGCCACGCGGTGCGCGCGCCGGGGCGTTGTCCGCGCCCGGTTCAGTACCGGCGCCCGGTTCCTGGTCCGACTCAGCCTCCGGTTGTTCGAAGGTTGCGAGGAATGACTCCACAGCGAGTTCGAGGTCGTGGTCGCTTTCTGCCCAGTGCTTTGCGAACTCGGCATCGGTGGCCGCATCCGGCACTTCGGTGACGAACTTCACTTGCTCAACCGCGAGTCGCTGGGTGAGGAAAGAGGTCTTCGTGACCACTGCGGGGCGGTGGTGTGGAATGTGGTCGCCGCTGAGGTTGTCGAGCAGCTGGAAAGAGCCAGTGGTGTGTGCGATGACTTTCATGTGGGTATCCGCGGGGTTCATGAAAAAAGCCCGCCCGTGAGGGGCGGGCTTTTTGTTTCAGCCGACTCGACTTACTGCGTGGTGTCGAGGATCTGGCGCGTGTCGCCGAACGCGAGCTTGTAGCCGGTGTTTTCGGTACGCACGTACGTGATCGACTGGTTCAGGATCGAACGCTCGTTTTCCGAGATGTTCGAGCCAGCTTCGATCAGCTCTTCGAGCGTTTCGTCCTTCGTCATGCCCAGCAGCTGACCTTCCGGCATCGAAGACGACAGCACGAAGTCCACCGACTTGTTCAGAATCGGCAGGCTTGTGTTGATCTTCGGCGTGCCTTGTGCGACGAGCGCCTGAATGTCCGTGGTCGTGCCCAGACCCACGACCGGCTGGAACATGAACAGCAGCTCGACGAACATGTCGTAGTTGCCGACGATCGTGTCGATCGGGTAGCCAGCTTTGGCGCGCGACATGAGCCACTTGGCCAGAGCCTTGTAGTTCGTCGAGAACGCCTTCGTGCCGTCGCCGCCGAACTGGCTGACCTTAACCACCGGGGCTGCGGCGTTGATGCCGTCGCCGTTGATCAGGATGCCCGTTGCTGCGCGCACCTTTGAGATTTCCAGCTCGCGACCCACGCGCGCCGCAAACGGCGTCATGATGTCAAGCGAAGCGCGGCGGTTGAACTCGTACGAAGTACGGTAGCCCGAGCCGTGCTTGAAGATGCCGACGCTGGACTGCGACGTACGGATCGTGCGAACCGGCACGCGGCCGAATTCAGCGACCGACTGCGTACCGCGCTCTGCGCTGTCGTCGTCGACGAAGGTCGAGATCATCTCGGTGCCGCTGATCGTGCGCGATTGCGCGAGCAGCGGGCCGACCGATTCCAGCTGGTCCTGACGGTTGCGCCAGCGCAGCACATCGTCCATCACTTCCGGGAACATTGCGCGCGTACCCGGATAGGTCTGGAACGTCTCGCTCGCGGCTTGCAGGAGCACGCCGTTTTCGAGGTCTTGCTTAACCGGCAGGTTCAGGTACGACAGCGCTGCTTCATAGCCGTTGAGGCCTTCGAAGCGAGCCGGTTGCTCGGCTTTGCGCGGGTCGATCGCGAGCGTGAGGTAGTCACGCAGGTTGAGGCCGGTTTCCGCCGCGAGGCGAACCAGCTTTTGACCGGCGAGGATCGAGCGGCCTTGGTCGCTCGCGTCGTCCGGACGCAGATTGCTAAGCACTACTTCGGGTGCTTCACGCTTGATATCGATCAGATCGGCCATGTTTTGATCCAAAGAGTTTTGTTCGTCTGCCGCGCGCGGCCGGTGGTGGACGGTGTCGCGCGCGGGGTACTTCAGCCAGTTCCTGCGGCCCGGTGGTGGGCGAGCAGCAGAGTTAGGCTTTGATCACTACCGGGTTGCCGCTCGGGCTGGTTTCGCCCGTCGCCATGAAGGCCGAGTACACGCCCGCGGCTGCTTTGCGGATCGTGCCGCTGCCGCCGCCGACGACGCGGTCGCCGTTGACGAGTGCAGCTTCAGCAGCCTTCAACGGGTAGTCGAGACCACCCTGGATCGAGACCGTACCGATGTTGATGCCTTCCTGGATGCGGATTTCGACCACTTCCAGGCGACCGATGATCTGATCGCCGTCGCCAGCCAGCTTCACCGTGTTCGCCGCACTCGCATCCGGAGTAACAGCTTTGCCTTCATCGGCTTTGGTGATCCCGGCAGCGAGCAGGAACGGGTACTGGAATTCGTCGTGGTACATGCCACGAAGCGAAACTCCGTTGCCGATTACATTGCTCATGCTTTCCTCTCGGGTTGCGAGTGATTAACGACGCGGTGCAGCCTTGAACGCAGCGTTCGAGGCCGACAACGTCACGGATTCGCCGCCTGCACCGTTGCCGCGACCACCGTTACCGGCGCCCGCTTGCAACGCAGCGACTTGTGTTTCCGCCGTGCTGAGTTTCGCTTCGAGTTCAGCGATCTTCGCGTCTGCGGATTCTTTCGAGGCGGTCAGCTCGGTGACCTTGCCCTCTGCTTCGGTCAGCTTGGTCGTCGCGTCTTTCAGCTCCGTACCTTCCTTCAGCTTCGCGATTTCAGCGTCCTTGGCTTCGACCGACGCCTTCAGGGTGGCGATCTCGCCGTCCTTGGCCGTCAGTGCGATGTTGTGATGCTTTGCGTCGGCCTTCAGCTCTGCGAGCTGGTTGACCATCTCGATCATTTCCTTATCCATCTTTTTCTTACTCCGGGTATCGGTTGTGGTAGCAGTCAACAAAATTTGCTCGGGAGCGATACCCGAAGCCGCCAGGCGCTCGTACTGCTCCTGGCCGAGCCGCTGTTTAGCACGGCCCATGATCTTTGCGTTGTGCGCGGCACCCTTCGACACGAGGGAGGTTTCGGTCCAGCGGTCGAGGCCGTTGATCTTCAGATAGGTGCCATCGGTGCCGAGCGTGTGGTCGTTAGCGCAGACGCGGTCGAAGAAGTTCAGCAGCGTGGCATCGGGACCGCGATAGTCCCAGCCGCACTCCGAGCAGAGAAGCTGTTGGCCTACGAAGCCAACGCTGACTTCGTCGATGATGCCGTTATCCAGCTTCGTGACGTTCTCGTCGGTGCGCGGCAGGTAGAAGAGGCAGACCAGTTCCGTCGAGCCGTCGCCGAGCGTGGAGGGCAGCACTTCACCGTAGAAGAAGCGGCCGAGCGGCAGCTCGTCCCCGTTAGGATGCAACGTCTGAAGCGGCACGAAACCACCGCTGTTCAGGTACGTTGACATCTGCTTGAGCGTGTCGTCCGTGACGCGGCCCTTATCAAAGATAGAGCCGGGTTTCGACAGCGGGCGAGTGTTCAGCACCGACGCCTCGAAGACTACGATCTGGCTGTAGTCAACGACCTCACCGCCGTTGTTCTGGGCGATCAGGTTTTGAATCCGCGGTGTGATTGGAACGCTCTTCGGCATGACGTTGGTGCGTTTAGGACCACCTGGTGAAAGTAGCCCGTATTATTTCGATGGGCTAAACAAGAGTCAAAGAGTTTTTAGGGCTTCACGTTATTGCCGCTCGCTCCCTTCCCACCCTTCGGTGCAAGACTCTTTCCGAGCGGGTCAGAATTGGGGCTGACCTTCTTCGCGTTCGAACTCGGATCGGCCTTGCTTGTCTTGCTGTTCGAGTTAGTCTGGTCCGTGTTTGCAGCTGCTGCCGCGTCGAGTTGCGCTTGCACCTGTACGTTGGTCCCCGGCATGAAGTTCGTGCCGCTGAGCTGCACAGCACCGTCCGCGCTGAGGCGACCGTACATCTCAAGGCAGTACTCGTCGTCGGTGATGATGCCGAGCGACAGGTCGGACTTCAGTCGCGCCTGACGCATCGTGAGCTGCGGCTCCAGTTCCGTCATCGGGCGCAGCTCGACGGGCTTGAACTTCACACGCACGCGCGACTGCGAACCTTGCAGGCGAATGGCCAGCGTTAGCATGTCGGCGAACAAATCCGCGATAGGTTGGTTCAGCTCTTCCGCGATCATGCTGAAGATTCGTGCCTCGACCGACGCGGTGTTCACACCGGCATTGCCTCGACCGATGATCGTGCCCATGATCCGCAAGCCAGCTTGGTTCTGCGAGTTGAGCGTGTCGATGATCTTCGAGATGTCCAGGGCCATGCCTGGGTTCTTGTCGTTGATCATGCTGATCTCAGAAGCATCCGTATGGACGAACGCTTGATCAGGGCGGATGTTGGAGATCTGCGTGCTAAGCGAGCCGAGAATGGACGCGACGTAGGTCTTCAGCTTCTCGGGGTCTGCCTTGACCTCCAGTGGGGCGTTCTTCGTCACCACTTCCTCGACGATCTTTACCTCCATGCGGGGGTAGCCCGTCAGCTGCATGATCCGGTACAGGTCGTTGATGACCTGTTGACGCGCGGCGATGGTGTTGATCGTCGAGACGAAGGGCGAGTAGGTGTAAAGGCTCGTCGGATCACGCCGGAAGAACTTGACGAAGAAGGTCGGGATGGCCAGGTCGATCTCCTTGCCGTCGCTCGTCTTCTGGATAGGGTTCTTGACGCCGGGTTGCGTCTCCTTCCAGTTAAGCGTCTTCGGGTCGATGATCCGGAACTCTTGAGGCGTGAACGTCTTGGACAGCACCATCTCGACAGGCAGCGAGCCGCTGGCCAGCAGCATGTAGCGGAAGTTCTCGGCCAGCTCCTTCCAGGAGGGGCGGAAGTCGAAGCCCTTCGTGTAGTCGAAGCGCGTGTCGTACGACTCCATGACCTGATTCAGAATCTGCTGGGCCTGCCGGTCGATCATGCCGTTCACGTCATAGGCGATCGCTACCATGTCCGTGTTGGAGACGGTCAGGTACGCGTTGACTGCGGCCGACATGTCCGGATCTTGCTGAAACAGGGTCTTGATAAGCGCTCGGGAGTCACTGGACGAGCGAGTAGAGAAGATGTCAGTAAGGTGGTCCCGATACGCCGGCATCGAGAGGATCTGGTCTGGCGAGGCTGGGTTGAACGTCCCCGGCATCGACGAACCTTTGCCCGCGGCGCGTGTGCGCGGCAGGATGACGGCGAGCATGGAGCCGATCGCCCCTCCGACGCCCTTAGAAGAGGATGATGTTGCTTGGGGCTTGGCCATAGATCTGTTTCTTCGTGGTGGTGGTGTTCTGGACCAGGCTCGGGGTCTTGTTCATGCCCATGTCGGCGCCCGCGATGGCGATGACGCTTCGTACTTCGGTGTTGAACAGAGCCGAGGCGTTTGTCGTATGCAGCTTTACGGCACTCAACATGAAGCCAAGGGCGTGGAAGTAGTGGTCGTTGCCGTTCAGCTTCTTCCACTCGGCTTCTTTCTCAGGTTCCTCATTGCGAACCATGTCTTTCAGGTGCTCGAAGATCACGGACTTCTGCGTGCCGTATCCCGAGAACTTGATGCGCCCAAGGCGCACGACGCGCGAGACTTCGTCCAGCAACATGGTCCGGTTGGACTGCATGTACAGGACTTCGCCCGCTGCGTCTTTGATCAGGTTGATTTCCTTCTGGCCGCGATACTCGTTAGGCAGAACGCGGCCATAGGTCACGTCGCGCGCGGCTTCGGCGGTCGGCGTGTACGGGTGGCGGTCGCAGGAGCCTGCGACCACGCGGTATTCGGCGCAGATCCGTTGCAGCTCTTCGACCAGGCGCGCAGCCGGCACGGTGATGAACTCGCGGACCTGGATCGAGTTCACGTCATAGCCCTGACCGACGACGATGTGGCAGGTTGCGCCCATGTCGATGCCGATCCACGCGGGCAGGCCGGGGATCGGTGGGCGCTTGAACATGTCGCCGGTGAAGGCGCGCTCGATGTCCGCGTCGGTCAAGCGCTGGTCGCCGCCCGTGTACGAGCGCCCGAGCACGGTGTTGTACCAGCCGCGGATGAAGTTCAGTCGCTTGTATTCGAACAGCTGGTTGATGATGTAGCGGACATCGAGCCGTTCGGTCGAGAACGGGCGTACGCGGTAGCCGCGCCGGTCCTTGCGCTGCGGATACTTGGCGACCCACTCACGGTTCGCGTGGTCGCCCAGGTTGAGCAGCCCGCCGCAGTGCTCGCAGCGGATTGAGGCGGTGCTGAGGTCGATCGTGCCCGAGTCGATCATCGACTGGTCGATCTCCTCGAATTCCTTGTCACCGAGGCCGGGGAGATGCACGAACTTCTTGTCGAAGTCCGGGATCTGCCGGTGGTTGCAGTGGGAGCACTTGAGCATGTACTCCATCTGGTCGGTGATCTTGAATGTCTGGTCGATGCCGAAGTCGGTGTGCGTCGGCGTCGAGAAGCGGTGCGCGATACGGTAGTCCGAGCCTTGGAGCCGGGACTGGAAGAGGGCGAGGATCGACTGATCGGTCAAGTCCACTTCGTCGTTCACGACCATGTCGGCCGAGATCGAGGTCGCCGCGCCTTCGCCGGCTGCGGTGACGTACATGAAGCTCTTGCCGACTTGGATGATTTCGTTCGTGCGGGTTGGCTTGCCACCGCCGATCGACTCCAGGTTGAAGACCTTTTCCTCGTCCACCAGGGGGCGGATACGGCCCTTGGCGATCCGCTCCATCATCTTCTCGTCGGGCAGCGTGTAGATCACGTTCACGCCGCGCTGACGCGCGATGAAGGCCAGCGTCTTGCGGATCTGAAGCTCGGTGAGGCCGACCTGTGAGGGCTTGATGCAATCGAGCGACGGGCTCATGTCGTCGGCGATCGCCTTCTGGAACGGATAGCGCGCGAAGCTGAACTTCCGGTCGCGCAGGGTCGTGTTCTCACACATCCAGTCGCCATAGGTCATCGTCGCCCGGTCATTGGACCAGCGATTCGCCGCGCGATCGAGGAGAGTCTGGAGGTACTGGTTATTCACTGAGGACACCTGTTTAGCAGGCGCTATTCTCAGTTAGGCGTCGGCGCAACACAAAGAAAAAATGTATGTGCGTAAGCAGACGATAGTTCTCGGTTTTTATCTGATAGTCGCGCTGATTTTCATTTTCCTTCTGTGCGGAAGCGCATATTCTTGCCCCTCCCGACGAGAGAACCCATGAGCGACTACCACTATCCCGATCTGACGGACCACGCTACGTGGGCTGTCAAGACGATTCTCACTCTGGCCAGTGAGGATGTCCTGTACCTCCGTAGTCCTGATTGTCCCTATGACGCACAGTTCAAGAACATCATTGACCGTGCTATCGCGTTCGGCAACGGATCAAGGGAGGAAAAAGAAGAGTCAACCGAGAAACCGCCTGTCTCAGCCCCCGTATCGGAGGATGAAATTGACAGCACGCTCGCTGGAGACTTGCACTCAGTCTTCACGGAGCTGAAAGCCTACGGCAAGACCATCGGGCAGTCGGATCAAACGGAGCGGATGGCCTATTTCCGCACCGCGACCAGTTTGCTCGAACGTCTTGTGAATGCTCGCGAGCGCGCGCTGGGAGTCAAGCAGATCAAAGACTTCCAGGACACCGTGCTCACGATCATGGAAGAAGTCCTGTCGCCTGACCAGCGTACGGACGTTATGGATCGACTCAGGAGCGTCCTGGCCCGTTCAGCAGCAGCTGACGATGGCGCGACTGACCCCACCACAGAAGAGACCGTATGAAGATCGAACGCCTCCCCATCTTCGCTGAGACCGCGCCGCGCTACTACGCGGCCGGCCTGCCAGTGATTCCGCTGTACCCGCGCGAAAAGAAGCCTATCCCGAACGACTGGTCGCGTTACTTCGATCATCCGGTCGAGCCTGAGCAACAGGCCAGCTGGATTGAGCAGTGCCGCGACTCGAACATCGGCATCGTGCTCGGCCCGCAGTCGGGCATCGTGATGATGGACATCGACACGGAAGACGTGCGGTTGATGAACGTGATCGAGCAGCTGTTGCCGGTTTCTCCTTGGCGCCGCATCGGCAAGAAGGGCGTCATGCTCGCGTATCGCTACTCGGGCCTGAAGACCTTCCGGATCAAGAACACCAGCGGGCAGACGATCTGCGAAATGCTGTCGGCTCGCACGCAGTCGGTGCTGCCGCCGTCGATCCATCCGGACACGCAGCTGCCGTACCAGGCTAACTGCGACCTGGTTGACGTTCACAAGAATCTCCAGCCGCTCGACGAGAACATCGAGGTTCTGCTGCGCGCCGCGCTCACCGAGGCCGGCGTCGAGCTGTCGCACTCTGGTTGGACGCGCGTGGTGGACTATGCTTCGGCGGGCTCGCGCGACACGAGCCTGACTGAGCGCGCAGGACTGTTCGCTTACGCGGTGATCCGCGGCGATCGCACATTGAAGGAAGCCATCGGCATGCTTCAGGCGTACGCAGCTGACTTCGTGGAGAACGTCGCGGGCGACCCTATCGATGTGGATAAGCACATCCGCAACATGCTGAAGTTCCTCCAGCGAGACGTGTTCGAGAAGCAGAAGGTGCTGCCGACCGGCTGGGACGAGGGCATGACGGACGCCGAGAAGGAGTCGTGGGGGCTTGAGATCACGAAGGAGCAGGAGGAGTGGTCGTTCGAGGACTTGAAACAGTTCCTGATTGACGAGTTTGAGCGCTATCCGAAGGAGTCACCGGGTCGAGCAACATCGGTCGACAAGGCGTTGCAAAAGGTTGCGACCACATCGACTTTGAATAAGCTGGAAGAGGACCGGCTGCTTGAGTTCATCGCGCAGACTGCTGGCATGGGAATTCGTGTTTCCAGCCTAAAAGCGCGTATCAAAGAGCTGCGCATGGGCGAGATCAAAGGCCAGGACCAGTCTGAGATCGCTCGCGCGGTGATTAAAGACCTGGAGCAGCTGTATGCCGTGCGCGCTCATAATGGGTTCGTGTGGAAATGGGCCGGTTCACATTGGGAGAAGGTGGACGACCAATACATCATGTCCCGGATCAGCTCTGATTATGGGCATCTCGCGGCCTGCAAGAAGTTCAACGACATTCGCGGCGTCTCTCAAGTCATGAAAATGCTCATGACACAGGGAATTAAGTCGATTGATGTTAAGGGCGTCAACTTCGCGAACGGTTTTCTCACGGAAGACCTCAAATTGCTGCCGCATGACCAGGGTTACGGCATGACGTACACGCTTCCGTTCCGCTATTTGCCGGAAGCGGCTGGTCATTCGACGATGTTTTTCGATTTTCTGAGGAAGAGTTGGGGTGAAGACGAGGATTGCGAGGCCAAGATTCAGGCTCTCCAAGAAGCCTTGGCAGTTACGCTTTTCGGTCTTGGACCGCGTTATCAACGTGCGATTTTGCTGCAAGGCGCTCCGAAGTCAGGGAAATCACAGCTGTTGAAGATCGCACAGGCGCTTGTGCCAGACACAGCTCGTTCCGCGGTGCCTCCTAACGAGTGGAGCGACAAGTTTTTGCCGACGCAAATGTTCGAAAAGATCATCAACGTGGCTGGTGAGCTGAGCGAGAAGAAGACTGTCGATGGCCAGAAGTTCAAGGACATCATCGACGGCGCTGAGATGTCCGGACAGATGAAGGGCGGGCAAATTTTCCGGTTCAACCCTATCTGTACGCATTGGTTTGCGTCGAATCACTACCCGCGCACGGAAGATACATCGGAAGGGTTCAATCGGAGATGGCTCGTACTCCAATTTAACCGTCCGGTGAAAGCGTCGGAGCGTCGGCTGGATCTCGGTGATGCCATCGTGGTTGAAGAGCGTGAGGCCATCGTTGCGTGGGCAGTGCAGGCGATGTCACGACTGAAGCTCACGAACGAGTTCACGATCCCGACTTCGCACTCCCAGATCATGCGTGAAGTAGCGAACCTGAACAACAGCGTACGTTTTTTTCTCATGGAGAGCGGGAAAGTGCGGATTCTCGCTCTCCAACAAGAGGAGTCCGCTGGGTCGAAGACTTCGACCCCCACATCCGTACCGGAAACGAAGCTCTATCAGGCATATTGGTCCTTCTGCGTCGGGCCGGGATCTGCGCGGCCTGTTGGATCGACTCAGTTCAGAGCAAAGATGAGGGAATTGGCTACCGAGTTCGGATTCAAACTTACGATCGAGCAAACCCCGATGGGAGGCCAGTCTGTCGAGTACAAGAACCTCACACTTGTGGGAGCGGGGAGTACGTCGAGTACGACGAAGGACCATTCTGGAGAGCAGCCCGTCACCGCCTAGACCTGCAGGTGTTCAACAAGGAGTACAAGTATTGACGCTGTATGTAAACACAGTAGTCTTGGAGTTCAGCCCTAGATTCTCAGGCTGAAAAAGGAAAAGCCCCGCCGATAGCTAGTCGGTGGGGCTTTTGAGCTTCTACAATGGATCAAAACTACCGTCTAGGACGGTTGACTTTGGAGCTGGCCACCCCTCAGTCGTGACAGAGACATGACATCTCTGCTGCTGCGCTCACCACCACAGATCACGCAGCACTTGAGACGGAACTATAAACATCTTGAGGTGCGTTTGCAAGGGTTGGAGCTACCAAACTCTAAAGTCAACCTCTCAAAACTTGGCTTTAAGGTTTCCTTAACCCAGTTTTGGTAGTCCCTCAAGTAGCTCAACTGTCGATTTCCCTCTATTAAGCGGATCATGAAGGACTGACTTGGCTGTCAGGTATGCCGCACTTGCACTCTCAGGAGTATCGAACGTGCCTAGATAGATCATCCGCTCTCGGAAAATTTGAGCCTTGAACTTCCCACTTGAGGTAGGAATTACGCCAGAGAGGGGTAAGGATTCCCTGACAGTCTTGGACTGTAACGCCTTGTAATCATCTGCTGTATTCGTTGCCCCACACAAGTTCTCAATTCGACAGTTGAGAGGGTCGCCGTCTTTGAACCTGAGCTTGGATGTCGGCCACGCTCCCTTGCATAGCGCCCAGACGAGCTGCTGCTCATAGACGCTCACGCCACGAAAGATGACCTGGCGCATGCCACTCGCTTTATGAGGCGCTCCGGCTCGCGTGCCGGCCGTCTGCGGACCCTTCTTAGGATTCTTGATCCTGATTACTACGCCGGCTTCAGCATCGTAGGCAAACCACTCTCTCGCAAGCTCGACGGTGAATTGGTCTCGGGTGAATTTATCTTGGGACATAGGGCAGGGGATGGGGCTGTGGCGGTGAATTTTGATAATACTATACCTATATAAGAAAATCGGAAATTTTAAAATGACTGGTTTTCGGGTAATCGGATTCTTCTCGCTTCCCCCTCTAATAATATCTAGGTATAGTGTTACTAATCCCGCAAGGGAGAGCGAAGCAGGGCGTGTCCACCACCACGCCCGCTATGGGTGCATGCGCCCATAGCCCGCGCAAAAGTGCAGCGTCTGCACTTTTAGCAAGGGGAAAAAGAAAAGTGCAGAACTGCACTTTACATACTGGCTAATCAGCGCACACATAAGCGCTTATCACTGGAGTTTCTACAATGAACGTTCCGACTATCGAACAAATCAAGTTTGCCGTTAAAGCAATTGTCACGGCGGAAAAGTCGGTTGTAGGCGGCGCTTACTCTGCATTGGTCGCGGTCTATCTGCGTCAAGGTTCGTTCGCAGAACGCGGTTTTGCCACGAACAATACGCGCCCCGTCGCGTTTGAACTGGCGGCGCAACGTCAGGGCGCAAAAGCATGGGACGCACTGGACGAAGTGGCGCGCGCAACACTGGCGGATGCATGCATGGGCACCGCTAAGCGTTATGTCGAAAAAGCCGTAGGCATTTGCAAGCAAGCGGCAACCAAGGGGTTGCAAGTCGTGGAAGTGTTGAACGCAGCGGACGATAAAGACGCGGCCGCGATCGTTAAGGCATGGCTCTTTAGCCTGCAATGCCACAGCACGGACGCACTCTTCGCTGAATTCGGTTTCAGCAAACCGACTAGCGAGAAAAAGCCGAAAGAAAAGACGCCTAAAGATGCTGGCCCGGTTGAATCGCCCGCGCCCCAGAAAGCGCTTGACGAAACGGGGGCGCCGGTTGAATCGGTGCGCGCAAGCATCGATACAGTGGGCGACTTCGTGACACTGACGCGTCAAGTGTTGGCGAACATGTCCGAAGCACAGCGCAAAGAGTACGCCCGCGCCATGCTGGCGGAACTGGCGGAACTGGCGGCGTTCCCCGCACTGACCGCAGCGTAACGGCAAACGCGACTGGCTGAGAGGCCGGTCGTGCTGTGCTGTATGTATAAGGGGCGCGTTTGCTCGTGCGGATTGTGAGTCGTCCGCACCGTCAAGCGAGAACGCCTGATTGTGCCGCTGTAGCGTTCGAGCGCAGCGGTTGACGTGGCGTAATTCAGGTCTCCTATAGGCCGCGCCGACTTGATACCGGACAAAGTGCAGTTCTGCACCTTTTCAGGAGATTGACCATGCGTTATCTCGATCCAACCATCAGCAACTATACGAAGGCCATCACGGCAGGGGTTGATGCGCAACGGGCGTATGCGGTGCAGCTCGACTTTGATCAGCAACACGGCGAGCGCGCGGAACGCCTGGCCACCATCGCGATGCTCTGGGCCTGCGTCGAGAACGGTGATATGGAACTGGACGAGCTACCGCAGTGGGCGCGCTATGAGCCCTGGGCGCCCGCTACCGCTCCGGCTCCTGAGACACGCGTCTATAGCTCGCATGTGGAGCGCAAGCTGACCCGTAAGCGGGCTCGTGTAGCCGAGCAGCAGGAGCAGGAGCGGGAGCGCGCCGAGCGTTGGAGGAGCAGCGGCGTGAAGGATGCGCTGGGGCAATTGGCCGAAGCGTGGGGCGCTCGCGTGCGAGATCACATCGCGCCAATTATCAGATAGTTGTGGGCGCAACTATCGGATAGTTAGTGTTGCGGAATACGGCTCCTTGGCAAATGTCAAGGTGCAGAACTGCACTATCAGATAGTTGAGCGGCTAGTGATGTGCGCAATGCGGGATGGGCGGTGGAGGGGTAGCGTTGTTCCACCAGTGGGCAAAAGGTCCAAGGCGTAACCGGCCGGCCTCAAAGCTGTGGATAACTCCACATTACAGATCGCTTCCACAGAGAGCCCACTTGCATACCAATCGGAGCGGCCAGTCCGACCACGGGTAGGATCGAGCGCCGAACGCAAACTATCAGATAGTTGTGGTTTGTGGAGCTTTTGGCTTTGCGTTTCAAGCACTTAGCTTTTCCTATTCTCTTCTTTTTCTTCCTTCCAATTCCCCATTCAAGAAGAGAAGAGGTTGGTTGAATAGACTTTAAAAATCGATCCACGAGTGAGGACTCCAACTATCAGATAGTTTTATTTAACTATAGAAAAAGGATTTGGAAAGTCTATTCCTGCACCGTTTTTGAGCCCCGCGCTGGCCCGCGAGCGAAATCATCACAACTATCTGATAGTTCACCACCACAAATGAAAACTGCCGTCCGTAAACCTGTATTCTTGCACCACTCGAACAACGCAACCCTGGTTGCAGCGAGCGATCTGCGGGTAGCTCCCGCCGTACTGCTGGCTAACCGCGCTGCTGTGGTCGAGTACACCACGATCCAGAACATGGTCGTTGCGTATGGCGCTACCCCCGCACCGCCAACCCGCTCCAACCTGGAGCAGCGACTGCGACAAGCGACAGCGACAGCGACGGAAAGTGCAGAGCTGCACAAATCGCTACGCCATGCGGAATTCACGGTCGAGCGATATCTGCCGCAGCGACTGCGACGCGCGACAGCGATAGCGATAGCGACACCGACGCGCGACTTCAGCGTCGTCGTGAATCTGTCGATGCCGCAGCAGCGCAGCGCTGATCGTTGGGACCGGATCATCGGTCTCGTAGCAGGCATTGGAGCAGTAGCAGGACTCGTTGGCACGGTCCTGCTCAAGCAGTTGGGATGATTGGGCTGGAATACAGCCCGTTGGTGGCCCTGGCCGGCCGTCAGTAGTACCAAGGTAGCACCCGCAGTGCCGGGAGCCCCGCCAAGAGGCTCCTGGAGGATCAAAACTTCCACCACCACGGAAACATGCAATGAAACCTCAACCGCTTTATCAGGCGATTGCTCGTCAGCTCGCCACCATCGAGCGTTGTAAATCCCCTTCAGCTAACGACTCGCAGCGTTCGTGCATCGACATGCACGAAGAACGCCTCGACGCCATGCTCAAGCCGCTGCCTAGCGGCTCTGGTATCGACGCAGGCACAAAGCTGCTGGCGCACGAGTGCAAATCCAACAAGCTGGTCTTTCAAGCCGACTTCCACCACATGAATGACGTGGGGATGTATGACGGCTGGACCGAGCACAAAGTCATCGTCACGCCATCGCTCGAATGGGGCGCGGTCATCAAGATCACGGGCCGCAACCGCAACGACATCAAGACCTACCTGCATGACGTGTATCACCACGCGTTGACGCAGGAGATCGCAGCATGAGCGGAGCGACGAGCCAGTACAAGGTAGGACAGACCGTGCGCTACATGTCGTATGGCGTCGAGAAGACTGCTGTGATCGTGCGCATTGGCGAGAGAAGCGGCATCGTCTTCATCGGCGGCGGTCGTTTCCTGCATCCGGAAAGCATTCTGGGCGTCGTCGCCTGAAACGTGCAGCACTGCACTTAACACCACCACGAACTAACCCATGAGCTTTGAAACACTGGCCGAACTGGTCGGTGAGCACTTGCGCGAACTCGATTCGTCGCTTGACTCGCTGCCGTTCCTGTACCAACTCCAATCTCAGGATCAAGACTAATGAACAAGCATCTGAAGACCCTCAAGCGCTACGAAACTCGCGACGGCGTGGTGCATAACGAACACGAGCTGGCCATTCGCCACGAATACTTCACCGCGATCCCGAAGCAACTGGGGAAGCTGATCAAGGAGAAGTGCATCGCCGAGTTGAGCGATCACACGGCGAACGCCATCGCTGAAGCCATCATGGGAGACGCGCAGAACGTGATCGAGATCCTGTCGGACTTCCTCGAAAACGCCGAAGCGGTCAACGAGATGGATCAGCGCATTCGCAGCCGCGAGACGGCTAACCACATCCTCGTTGAGAAGGGCTTCAACGCGCTGCCGCAAGAGGCTGGCAATGCGTGAACTCAAACGCTACCGCTCCTGCGACGGTCTCGTGTTCGACACGATGGCCGAGTGCGCGGCGCATGAAGTCAACACCGCGATTCCCGCTCGACTGCGCACGTTGATGCTCAAGCTCTATGCAGCTGAGCACGGCGCAGTCACCGACGACGCAACACTCAAGACCATCGACAACGTGCTGCGTGTGATGCTGGCCAATCGCCAGAACCCGCGCGTTCTCATGAGTCATCTCAAACAGTTCAGCGACGCGTCGATGCACATGCCGCTCGAACCGCTGTTCGCATAGGAGACCAGTCCAACATGATGCTTCGCAAATCGCTTTCACTGGTTCGAGGCCAGCAGGTAAGTGCAGCCACTGCACATATCGGCTGGGATGTGTTTCTTGGTGTCGAGAAGATTGACACCGTCTATTACAACCGCAACTGCACGGCTCAATACGTGCGCGAAACCCTGATCACCCACGACAAGTTCGACGACAAGATAGTCGTTCGTCGTAGCTCGTAGGTTTTCGAACTTAGGAGGGAGCATGGCAAACCCCAACCCGCAGCTCGTGTTGAAAGTGCTTGGAATGACTGAGGAAGAGATGATGGAGGTCGAGATCATCGTCTTGTATCAAGCGTTTTTCGCGCTCCCAACCAGCTATCCACTGGCTATGTGCGACGTTCGCACCGGCAAAGGGTTCGACAGGCTCACTCCCGAAGAGCGCGAGGTAGCAGCGCGCATCGTGCGTGTCGTGCAGAAGCGTTGCCCGATCCCCAAGGTTGAGCGCTGGAAGAAGTTCGAAGCGCCGGCCGCGAATGACGCTGTCATTCCAAAGCTGCGAATCACTCACCACTAACAAAGGATCAAGAACTCGTGTCCACCACCACGAAAGAAGAGATCGGTTACTTCCACTTCTTCGGCGACATGATCGCGGATATGAAGAAGCGAGTTTCCTACGCTGGCCCCGCTATTCACGTTGTGCTCGAAGAACTCATGATCGAGAACGTGGATACGCGCAACTTCTACAGCTTCGAAGACTTCATCGATCGTCTCGCTGCGCAATGCGGGATCGTCATCGCGATGGACGGCAAGCTCGGCTCGGCACGCTACACGTACACCGTGGAAGAAGCGGTGGCGACGTGAGCGACGTGAGCGACGTGAGCGACTTACGACTCACCTGTAACCAGATGATTATCCTCATGGCGCTGTATCGAGGTTCGCCCGTTAGCGCGGTTGTGTGCGGCACCGCGAGCCACGACTTCGAGCGCCTTCGCCGACTTGGTTACACGGATGACCTTGATTGCATCACACGCTCAGGCGATGAACGTGTGGTCAAGGCGCTCAATGGGAAAGGACTAACAGCATGAGCGACAACAACGTTCGTTTTCAAGCCTACATCGACGGCGAGCCAGTCGGTGAACTGCAAGATTTGCGGCGTGAGACCCGAATCGCAATCTTCGCAGATCAGGAGCAGCTGTTCGAAGGCATCGTCAAAGACTTCAAGGCCCAAGGCATCGACGTTGATGTGGTGCGCCGTGATGATCCCATCGTCGTCGGCGCTGGTCCGCGCTATCGCAGCTCGCTTGAGGCTGTGCGCTTGGGCTTTGAAGGTGGCAAGACAGTGCTGCTCGACGAGATGGCTTTGCCTGTGTTGCCGGATCTGTCAGTCATCGACCGTCTGCTGAAGCCGCGCGACCGTTCGGTCAAGGCAACGACTTATGTCGAGCCGCCACTCACACACCACGATCTTGAGCGCATCGCAGCAGCTAAAGCGAAGCGCGCACGTAAAGCAGCAAAGCTGCGCAAGGAGAACAAGCAATGACCCGGCGCTTTGTCGATGACATGACAGCGGAAGAGAAGACGACCATCGCCCAAAAGATGATGCGCCACGGCAGCGGCTTCTCTTCCAAGCTCGGCGACATTTACACCGTCGCTGATTCCACCAACCGTCGAAAGATCGAACAGACCTGGCCCGAACTGTTCGAGAAGTACAGCCACGCCCCGGACTAAACACGTTTCACCTTCACCACCACAACGTGCAGTCACTGCACATTTTGAGGATCAAATCATGACGACCACCACCGTCAACGCTGGCCCCGCACAACAATCCGCTGCCGACGCTCTCGTCGAAGCCTACAGCGCAGATACACCCAACACCCAACCGGCGCTCACGATAGTCAAGAACGAAGCGCCTGCTCCGTACCACGCTCGTGAGATCAAGACCGCAGCTCAACTGCTCGGCCTGAAGATGGAAGCCATGCTGCGCGAATTCGAGATCGAAACCGGCGCCACCATCTGGAACGTTCGCCGTGACTACAACGGGAAGGTCACGGTCGATGCGCAGTTCGAAGGTTCGGTCATCTACACCAGCCACTGACGTGCTCGGTTACCTGCGAATCAGCCGCCGCGAGTTCTACGAACGCGGCGGGTTCTCTAACACGCTGCACTGTCGTGTGCAGCGCGGCTATGGCTGGTCGTATTGGAGAAGGTCGACATGAACATCCGCCACGTCTTTGACTTCAACAAGGCGCTGGACATCGGGCCATACGCATGGCCCGGTGGCTACCCGCATTACTTCCTTTGCCACGACTGTGAACCTCTGTCGTTCAAGGCAGCACAGGAAAACGCGGACTTGATTCGGGACGCGATCATCACCCGCGACAAAAGCAGCGGTTGGTTCGTGATCGCGATGGACATCAATTGGGAAGACACGGAGCTTACATGCGCTCATACAAACGAAAAGATTCAATCAGCGTACGGCTCCGACGAGTCCTCGCGCGAGCACTGCGACGACTGCAACGAACCCCTCGAAGACTCGCAGATCGGGAAGTGCGACAGCTGCCAGAAAAGCGACTGAAGTACAACCCGTGCTGCTGCGGCGTCAGCCTCAGCGAAGGCTGGGTCTGCGAATGCAACTATCACTTGATCACGGATTGGGCCGAACTCGGGCCGGGAGTTAAACCATGACTGCACTTCAATTTTTTGCGAGCGTCAGTGAAGCTCATTCTTACATGCAGGAGGAACTGCTGGCCTCGCTGCGCGACGACCTGTCACGCATGGAGAATGAAGAGCGGCGTCACTACACGGACGAGGATCGCGTAGAGATGACCGCGCGAATCGCTGACATCGAAGCCGTGTGCGCTGATGACGTGCTCGGCGAACTCGCTGACTTCATGGCCGAGCTGCTTGACTGCTACAGCCGCAATGGCGAGTTCAACAACTACACGGCGCCGTTGAGCACGGTTGAGATCCGCGAGAAAGCGCTGGATCTGGCGAAGAAGTTGGGCGTCCAGTTATCCGAGGAAGAAGAGGGGAACCAGAATGGCTAAGACCTACCAGTTCCGCATCACCCTCTACCCGGCAAAGCAGGAGATCGGATCTGTCGCTATCGCGATGGGCTCGCGAACCTATTACAACGACGAGTTCGTCGGCACGTTTTCTGACGCGTTGGCAAAGCGCGCCGAGATCAGTGCATCCGAAGTGCGCGGTCATGCTGCGTTTCTCTCTATGCGCAATCGCAGCGACCGCCGACCGCCTGGCTTTAACACAAAGAACCCCACCCTGTACGGAGGGGATCTGTCGGAGGCCTTGTACTCGGCGAATGGAGTGGCGCGATGAAGTCGATGACACGAAAACTCGAGACCGAGTTCACGTTCGCAGGTTTCAACTTCCCGAAGTGGCAATGGTCGCTTCCGCGCGGCCCGCTGCCGAAGCGCGTGCAAGAAGCAAAGCGCTGCTGCACGAGCGGCTACTACGGATCGCCGACGCCCAACAACACCGATGGTATCGGCTTCTACCTGTCCGACAGCGGCGGCAATCCGTTCCAGCTGCGCTGGAAGTGGTGCGACGACATTGCTACGCGAATCCACCACACCGGCTGGTACTGCGATGACTATCAGGACGCGAAGATCCGCGGCCTAGTGCTGGCGTTGCCACATGGTCGCGGATGGCTTGCAGGTTGGAGCATGGGCGAGGGTATGGCTAGTGAGGTCAGCTACCACGTCTACGACGAAGAGATGTCAGCGGCCTACGCCGCGGACAGCATGGCTGAACACGCTGCGGATCGCGAGCGCGAGTATCAGGCGAAGGAAGAAGAGAAGCGCGAGGCTGAAGAAGACGCGCATGAAGCCGCTAAAGCTCAGTTCTGGGCCGAGCGCGACGTTATGACGGATGACTGAGCATGCCCCGCGAACGCAGAGGTCGCGCCCGTGATCCGCTCACGGGCGGCGTCCTCACTGTGACCATACGTGACCTCACTGAAGGCGAGCGCATTGCACAGACTCAGGAAGGTGTGCTCTGGCTCGCCGACTATGTCGGTCAACTTGAATCAAGACTCGAACAGGCGCTGAAACGCATCGAGCAACTGGAAAACAAAACGTCATGAGCAAACCGATCTATCGCACCCGCATCACCACCAAGACGGGTGCTTATCGAGCGCGTGAGTTCGCATCTTCGAAGAACGCGATCGCCCACGCCAAGCAGGAAGCAAACAAGGGCGGCAGCGGCTACGTCCAGAAAGAGTTCTTCGTCGCGCGTATGCAACGCGTTGAAGTCATCTTCCACACCGACGAGCACGTCGATACGTGCAGTCCTGCACTTATCGAGGAGCAGGCATGAGCCTCAACCGCTACATCGCCAAGCTCTCGGCGATAGACATGCGCAGTGACGAGACCGTCATCTTCCACGCGGTCGAGTCGAAGAACCGCAACAACGGCGATCTCGTCGTCAAGCTGTTCTCGTTTGTCGATGACCGTGACGAGCAGGCCAACATCGACCACCGTGCTGGCTACTCCGTCAGCGTCTACGAAGTGATCTGTCCGTTCAACACGGACATCGACGACGCGCAGAGCTTCGCCTACGACAACGCGAGGCTCAACGGATGAACGCACTGACCATGAACGCGATGCAAGAAGCGTTTGACCGCGCAAGCGGTGGCAAGACGCCGTGGAATCCGTCTCGGCGCGCGACGGCACGAGTCACGAACCCGTTGCCGCAGCCCACGACCTGTCCGTACTGCCCTGGCAGTGTCTCGATCGTCAACAACGAGGAGATCTACGGCCGACCCTACGGCGAATGGCCTTGGGCGTTTCTGTGCGGCGGATGCGGCGCGTATGTAGGGCTGCACCCGTTCACCGGAATACCACTGGGCACTCTCGCCGATGCGCCGACACGCGAGGCACGCAAGCGAGCGAAGGCGGCATTCAACCCGCTGTGGCAGACACGCTTGATGACGCGCAAGGAGGCCTATGCCTGGCTCGCCAAGATGCTGGGCCTCGCAAGCGTCGATGTATGCCACATCGGATGGTTCGACGTGGCGACCTGTGATCGTGTTGTTGAAGCAGTGAAAAGGAAATACCTATGAGCGATCGATTTTTCACCTACACCGCGTCCATCGACGGCATCGCGGACGACGCTCGTTGCCATTGTGATGACTGCGACTGGAAAGGCGTGTTCTCCGATCTCAAGGACATCGACGACTGTTCGCTCACGCCTGGTGATCCGTCGCCGGCCGGCCGCTGCCCTGAGTGCGACACGATGGCTTACATCGTGAAGCCTGAAGAAGAGCGCGCGACGCCCGCCGAGATCGAGGCCGCTCGCGACAATTATGCGATTGGCTCCGACGACAACATCGAGATCGACGATGGTGCACTCGTCTCGCGTGGTGACGAAGGCTGCTTCGTGCAAGCGTGGGTGTGGTTGAAGTATGAAGAGGAGAACAACGAATCATGCGGCTGATCCTTCTGAACGGCTACCCGTTCCCGTACCCTCAAGGCCTGACTGAAGCCGAGTCTGACGCTATCAACGACGCGGCGAAAGACAAGAGCTTCGAAATCAACGGCATCTTCCACTTCGAGTGGCTGCACACGTTGACCATCGAGTTCGTCGATCAGGAGTCTTACGAGACCTCGCAAGAGCTAACTGGCTGGCAGCGCTGGGCCGATCACACGCTCGAAGCGACGACGAGCGGGCCGGAAGGCTACGGCCACCCGGCGATCATCGTGAAAGACACCGCTTACTGCGGCTTCATCCTGAAGGAGGAGTGACATGCACACGGACAAGTTCGGTCGCGAGTGGAAGTTCGAGCCGCATCACAACACGGATCGAATGATCAAGGTGAAGACCGAAGTCATGGAGCGCTTCATCGCGGCCGACCGGCTGATCGTCGGCCCGTGGGATCGCCTGTCGTACTTCAAAGGTGAAGAGGTCGAGTGCTATGTGCTGCGGCTGCACTTCGATGGAAACGCGGGCATCTGCACAGGCGCCCGCTTCAGCGACAACGGTCCCGACTATTACAGCTCCTTGATCCATGACATGCGGATGATCAAGGAGCTGATCCGCTACGTGTACAAGGAAGGCGACATCAAGAATCACGCCGCAATCCTTGAGATCTACAAAGACCAATTGGAGGAAATATGGAAGTGAAGAAGCTGCCTTGGAACTGGGCAGCAAAAGGCAACTACAGCCAGATCTTCGACGCCAACGACATGCTGGTCGCGAGCGACATGGAAGAGGCCGACGCGAAGCACATCGTCGAGTGCGTCAACCGCGAGCACAAGTTCCAGTCGAAGCTCAAGCCGGCGACGTATAACCATTGCCCGTTTGTTGTCGAGACGTTGCAGCGTGAAGGTTCGATACCACGCTTCCGCGTCAGCCGCCATCGCGGCGGTGGCGTGTACAGCGACGAGTTCCTGACGAAGGAAGAGGCCGAGTCTGTGCGGCACACGCTCGAACGCGAAGAGAGCGAGAAGGAGCAGCTGCGCTATCGGATCTGGCAGCTCGAACAGGTGCTGACGTGGGCGCTCGACCAGCTCAAGCCGCGCTTTGAAGAGCCCTACGAAGAGTGGGCACCGGAGCGCGTCGAATACAACAAGGCTGTACGCATTCTCAACGGGGAATCGAAATGATCGACACCGGACAACGAATCATCACTCGCAGCGACATCATCGCCGCGATTGGTGAGCAGGCCGATCAGGTCAAGGAGACGTGTGACGGAAATGACGCGCAGCTTCTGAAAGACCTGACGGATCTGCTCGACGAAGGCGACAGCGCAACCGGGAGCTGCGATGAGTGGACCCTGATCGCTGACCACCACTTTGAGAAGTGGTGCGAAGACTACGCCTCGGGCATGGGCAATGTCAGCGGCTGGCCGTATGACTACATCGACTGGACCAAAGCCGCTGACGCGCTGAAGCAGGACTACAAGGAAGTCAGCTTCAGCGACGAGACCTATTGGGTGCGCGCATGAAAGCCTGGGTTCATACGAAGTGCCGCACGCTCGACGGCACTTCGTTCGACAGCTTCTGCACAACACGCGTCCAGGTGCAATACATCTTGCCCGTGAACGAGCAAGAAGAGCCGTACTACCTCGTGCTGTGGAACAGCCGTTGGTGGCGTGTGCGAACGAAGTGGACGCGCGGTCGCGCGTTCCACTATCTCGGCAAGAAGTATGACGAGTGTCTGACTGTTCAACTTGAGGGGAAGAAGTGAAGAACTGGATCAAGAAGCTGCTAAGCCTGACACGGCGTCCTGAGCTACCCGCCGACCATACGTGGAGCAAGACCTCGATGGACCGGCAACGTGCCCTTGGCAAGGACCTGTCCGACCGCGCCAACAGATCGAATGAGCCTGTGCGCGACATACTCGCCGGGGATCAGCCGACAACGTGCCTGCTGTGTGGCGCTCGGACTCTACCTCACGTCATCAGCCCGGAGGGGAACAGTCCCAGCCTCGAAACCTGTGGCAATTGCGCCCAGCGTTATCTCGTCTGGAACGACTAGGAGCGAACATGCCTGAAATCACACGTCGCTTCACCGACGAAGACCTGACCGCCGAATGGCGGAAGAACAATAACTGGCAAGTCGTGTTCAAGATCAAGAACAACGATGGAGTCATCCGCGACTATTGCCGCGAGACGCGTCGCCGCGACTGGTTCACGCTCGAAGAAACCGAGCAGTGGGCTACACAGCAGTGCCTGCAACACAAGCTGCACGGAGCTGAAATCCAGCTCTTCTGAATGTTAACTTTGAACATTCCATCATCACTCACTCACCACCACAGAGTAATCATGGCCAAGAAGCAAAAGCAAAAGCAAATGCGTAACGCAACGAACACTGAGACCATCACCGAGTTGATGGAATTCGCGAAGTGCGGTCCTATCTCCCAGCTCTTCATCATGGACGCGCTGGCGAAGCACGCCGACAAAGTCGCCAAGCTGACCGACGAAGAAGCCGTCGAGCAGATCGGCAACAACGGCCTTATCCACCCGCTTGCCTGGCGCGACGCCGCGAAGGAAGTGAAGGCGACGCTCGACGAGCACTTCGCCGGCAAGCGCATGGTCCCCGTCAAAGACGAGGACGACGAGTGATGACTACCACCCGCATTGAGTTCGAAGACCACGGCCAGGACTTTCTCCGCTGGACGATAGACGAAGACGGCAAAGTCATGGACAGTCAGCCATTCCAGGCAGATCTGTGGAACGGCACGACCCTCCTTGATTACCCGGACCTCAAGGTCGGCATGGCCCTCGCGATCATCACTAAGCACGACGATGTGCTGACGCTGAAGTATCCGATCATCAAGATCGAGCGAGGCGAGTGATGGCCCACATCAACGACCGCCGCGCCGCTTCGAGCAAGCGGCTGCAAGAGATCAAGGATGTCACGCCTCAGATCGCCGCGCAGGTGCGCAAGGTCTGGAAGACAGTCACGAACCGCAAAGATGCGCGCGACCAGATCGACAAGCTGATCGAAACGTATGGCGTCGAGTTCCTGGGCGTGCATCGCAGCACCGGCTACGACGTGTACTACTGCAATGCCGGCGACACCTACGCAACGACGATCCTCTTTCACGGCCTGAACATGACGGTCGGCTGCTGGGGCGATCTCGTCGAAGGCAATCGAATTCGTGAAGCACGCTACTCGGACTAAAAACATGAAGATCAAAACTAAAGACTTGCTCGGCGCGGCGCTTGACTGGGCTGTAGCCGCTGCACTCAACAAGCAGTGGAAGGAAGACCGTGTCGTGAAGATTTGCCGCGTCGAAGCGACGACGCCAGCGTGGATCGAGCGCGAGAACCACCCCGGCTCCGCGCCGCACTTCCACCGCTTCTGCCCGTCCGTCGACAGCTTGCAGGCGATGGACATCATCGAGCGCGAAGGCATCAGCATCATTCGCAGCGATGACGACTGGGGCAAGGACGCGCAGGGCTATACCAACGATGTCCGTATCCCCGTGTGGTGCGCCGAGCGCGGGCAACAATCCTGGTCCGAATCGACCGAGCATCAGCAGCATGACGCGATGTATCAGTTCTACGTGGCCAGCGTGACGTATGGACCGACCGCGAAGATCGCAGCCATGCGCTGCTACGTGGCCTCGACTTTCCGCGAAGAAGTGGACGTGCCCGACGAGCTTGGAGGCCCGCAATGATCCGAGCACTCACCGAAGTAGGCAGCGCACGCGGCGCCCCAATGGGTCGCCCCGACACGCACACTGACGGGGATCGCGAAGGCGCGATCAAGCTCGTCGTCCACCATATCCCGTTCGTCGACGGCGACTATGACGCGGGAGGGGCGTACTGGGGCGCAGGAGAGCCGCTGTGGCGGGCTGTCGAGGTTGAGGGTGACGTGGAGTTCTTCCTGCGTGCCAAGGACCGCTGGGAGGCTCTGGAGGCTGTCCGCGCCGAGTACCCGAACGTCGAGATCGTCGAGACCCCGCGTGAGCTGTGGTTCGACGACTTCGTCCAGGGCTACGAGACCGCCGCGCTGTGGTCGAGCACAGATGTCGTCGTTGATGACGATGGCGAGACAACTGTCAGTCTCGACGAGTACGAACCGGCCGACGAGACGCGTACCACGTTTCGCGAAGAGTGCAAGGACTTCTGCGACTTCGCAGAGCCGCAACTGCTCGCCGCGCTGCAAGTCAACGGCTACACGGCCGAGCGCGCCGGTCACGACTTCTGGCTGACACGCGCCGGCCACGGCACCGGCTTCTGGGACCGCAACGAGCTGCCGCAGGACGTGCGCGACGCGCTCACTGCGGCGGCGAAGAGCGCGGGCAATGTTGACCTGTATCTCGGCGACGACAACCTGGTCTATCAACAATAGCTGCCGAGCTGCGGAAAGTTCTAGAATGGTGAAAAGGAAATGAGGGAACCAACAATGATCGACACCCTGAAGTTCGCAAGAAAGATGCAGGACAAAGGTTCGATGACCCGCGAACAGGCTGAAGCCTTGGCCGAAAGTCTCAATGAAGCGCTCGTGGATCAGGTAGCCACGAAGAAGGATCTTGAGCTGATGGAGTCGCGTCTGAGTAACAAGCTGTACGGCCTCGGCTTCACGGTCATCGTCGCAATGGGCATCATTCAGCACTACCTCAAGTGAGGCGGCATGCGACTCGACGTTTTGCAGATCCTGCGTCAACGACGCAACCTTGACGAGACCGACATGAGCCAGGACAGGCAGATCCTGGCTATGACGCCGATCGAAAAGCTCGAAGAGCTGTTCGGTTGGGAACTCGGAACAACTGACTGGGCGAACATCGCCCTCGACTGGATGCGCGAGTGCGGATTCCAGATCACGTCAGAGCAGCAGGCCGTAGAAGCACCGTTGTAATCACCACCACCACCACATTGAAGGATCAATCATGCGTTATCTGGCCAGCCTGTTTAATTTCAAAAACCCGAAAGCGGAAGCGAAGCACCAACTGCGCGAGTGCGAACTCGAACTGCTCGAAGCGCAAGCCGCTCAAGAGCACTGGGCTGCAAAGGTCGCGGGCCTGAAGAACCGCAAGACCCGCCTCAGCACGCAAGTCGCCGCAGACGAGCGCGAAACGTTGCACAACTCGATGGCTACAAACCTGTAAGCCGGAGAATCGCAGCACCGAATAGCAGCAAGAACAGCGCGCTGAGGCGCGCTGTTTTCATACCCGCAGCCCCCAATTCCATAGCTCACAGAGAAGCGGCTGGCCCCGCGCTCTGTCTGCCCGTCTGTACCTAACATCACCACCACATCATGACTACAACCGACCGCCGCATTTATGTGGCCTGTCTTGCGTCGTACAACAACGGCGTTCTGCATGGCACCTGGATCGACACCGAAGGCATGGACGCCGACGAGCTGTACGAGGAAGTACGAGACAAGGTCTTATTGACCAGCCGCTTCCCGAACGTGCTGGTGACGTGCCCCGACTGCGAGGGGGACAACACACTCGAAGAGCAGCTGGACAACGCCATCGAGACGAAGGGCTGGAACGCCCGCATGCTGGCCGATGGTCGCTGGGTGGCTGAGCAGGACCTCGACGCGATGAACTACGTGGGCGCGACACGCCTTGCCGCGCTGGAGGCGTTCCAGGCCGGCGAGAACATCGAGGTCAAGGTGTGCGAGCGCTGCCACGGGGCAGGCAAGTTGCCCTCGTCAGAGGAGTACGCGATCCACGATCACGAAGGCTACCCGAACGGGCTGATCGGCGAGTACACGCCGCTGTCCGAGATCGCGAAGATCGAGGAAGTGCTCGGCGAGCTGGACAGCGACGAAGAGATGGAAGCCTTTATGATCTGGGTCAATACATGCCAGAGCGGCGACCTCAAGGACGCGTCGGTCGACAAGTTCCGCGACGCATATCGCGGCCACTGGGACAGCGTAAAGGACTTCGCGATGGACTGGGCCGTCGAGACCGGGCTGATCGACGACCAGCATCCGATGTTCGGCTACATCGACTGGGAGCACTACTGGGAAGGGGATCTGCGGCATAACGGATTCACCGAAGAGAACGGCCACTTCTTCCTTGACTGAGCGGAGCGACACCATGATGCGGCATACTTCGATCCTTTCAACTATAAGACGGGGATTCAATGCGCCGCATCCTGATAATGCTCACCTTTGCCGCCGCACTTGCCGGCTGCGCGACTAGCTTGGTGCCACTGAGCGAAACGAAGCCCGTCCCGAGAGATCAGATCCTGGCGACGAGTCTCACAAGCCCACGCGAGGGCGCGCAGAGCCTGACGATCGTACGCGATGCCGGCTTTGGAAAGGGAGGGGCAACGCTGGCTGTCTGGGTAGACGGCGCGAAAGTGGCGACGATCGAGCAGCGTGAAGCGCTCACGGTCTACCTGCCTGCCGGCGAGCACATCATTACAGCTGGCCTGAACTCACTACGGGCACTCGGCGCGGCCGACTCGACGGTGTCTGTGACGATCCCGACGCGCTCGCGTCTGTACCGAATCTCAATGGACGACTCAATCCACCTACAGCCAGCTGTCGAGTGAGGTAGCCCATCTATCAAAGCCGCCGCGAGGCGGCTTCTTTCTTGAAGGATACGACCATGATGCTTCGTGAACCTGAAGTGATCCGCACCGCGCTCGTTGCTGCCGCGATGGTGCAGGCCTGCACAGTCGGCTATGAGCATGCCTTGAGCACCCTGCTAATACAACAGTTCGCCGCATTGAGCGACGAGGAAGTTGCCCTGGTGGCAAAAGAATTAGGGATCTGAAAGACTGTGCGGTGGCGAACCTTACGAGAAGAAAGGAACGTAACTATCGTATAGTTGCAGCCCCAAGATTGAAGGTTTCATCTTACAATTCGAACCTTCGATGTACGCCGTGCAGCGTACAGACGGGTCGGCGGTTATACGCCTTCACGCAAGACATATCCTGAGCAGGCGGTCAACGTGTGAGAGGATGTCTTAAGCACAAAAAGAAAGGTCAAATCTTCCACCACAGAGCGACCTAGTAAGGTAATATCGACGACCTATAAAGGATTTGTAACCAAATGCAACAGAAGACGCTGAGCCTGGCCCAAAAGCGCAAGTTCGCTAAAGACCTCCTGAAGACGGTGACCGACAAGGTCGTAAAGGCAATCGAAGTGATGCCTGCTGAATGGGATGGCGTTGAAATCCACGGCTATATCACTAAGCAGTTCGAGGATGCTAAGGTCTCCTACGAACTGCGCGGCAATACTGCTCGCGGTCGCGTGTTCAACGCCGAGCTGGCGAACAACCGCGCTCTGTAATACCCGATACCGGATCGAAACTGCCCGGCCCGCACCACGGGCTAGGTGAAACCACGTCACTGGCCTGACGTTCTTTAACCTGTACCAGGAACTAGAAGATGGACACGAACACCACCACGAACGCAAAGACGACGAAGACGAACGCAGCCCCGGCCAAGAGCAAGGGTGGCAATGACGGTAAGACGCCTCGCGCACTGCGCGGCGCACCGAAGGCCGCGACCAACTGGACCCCGGCACAAGAAGCCGCCTTCCAGGCTCAACAGAAGGCCCGTGAAGCGTTCGTCGCCGAGCGCACCGCGACGCTGAAGCAGGCCATCGGCCTGTTGTTCAAGGGCGCGAAGACCGAAGTGATCGAGCCGGTCGTTGTCGACGGCACCACGGTCGCTGAAGGTCGCACGCTGCCGGCCGCGATCACCGAAGAAGCGCTGCTGTCGAACCTCGCGGAACACGGCGACCAGGTGCTGACGTATCTGTCGAAGCACTTCAAGCTGATCCCGACGCTGGCTAAGTCGGCGCACTAAGCCGTACCCGAAAAAGCCGCGCCCTGCCAGGCGCGGCTTTTTTGTATCTGTAGGATGCGCGACCACCACCGCGCTTGAGCATTCTGACAATGGAGTCAACATGAAACCCCTTTCTTCTGCGCCCCGCAAAGGTGGCCTGTGACCGAGGAACAGCTTCAGCTGCTCGTCGATCGCATCAAGTCTCGCATCACCAACTTCGGAACGCCTAACGTCTGCTGGCCCTGGACAGGAGCCAAGACGAAGGCCGGCCCGCGTTTGCAGATGATGCGAACCCGCGACCGTACGCCGTTCTATCAGCCTGTCGTCACGAAGCCCTACGGTCTCGTGAAGCTGGGAAAGAACAAGCGCATGGCTCCGCACAAGATCGTGTACGAGTGGTCGACCCCGCATATCCTGAAGACGCCGAAGTACCGCCTGGTGAACCGTTGCGGCAACACCCTGTGTTGCAACCCCGATCACTGGCTATTGCGCGATAAGGATGCAGCGATGTTCATGGCCGGAACGCCAACCGGAGATCCGCGCACCGAGCAACGGCAGGAATGCAAGGAGCTGATGGAGTCTCTGCTCGCCGTCACGCAGCCGCGTTGTTACGATGATGTCGCTAACCACCCATACATGGCGGATTTTCCGCCAGAGATGATCAAGGAGGTTTTACGTGCCGTTGGAAAAGACCATCTATCCAGGTGACAAGCTCGTGATGTTTATCACGTACGCGTCGGGAGAAGTCCAGACGCGTTACTTCGATCACCCACGCGTGCTCGACGCGTGGATGAAGACGATGAACACGCTCAAGGCTCTGCAAGTAGTCGAGAAGTTCAATCTCTTCGAGCTGAGCGAGTTCCCGCCGAACGCGGTAGTGACGCAATGACCGCACTCGTCGTGTATCAGGCCGAGAGCGGCGCGATGCGTGACGTGGTCGATGTCGGCCTTGGAGTGTTGCTAAAAGTTGACATCGACGCGTTCGTCGAGCTGAAAGAAAAGTACCTTCCGCATGGACTCAAGCAGGCGATCCGGGACAACCACCACATGTTCTGGAACGATGAAGGCTTGAAGATGTGGGAGGAGATGAAAACAATCATCAATGCCCGTCTGGACCCTGGCCACTGGTTCGGACAAGCAATCGACGATCCGTCGATCGTGGGCATCTTCATGAGCACCCACAATGGAATCGAAATCGACCACCACGCCTAACGCGGCTTCCGCCGCGTTCACCGCGATGATGACGACCGGCGAGAAGCTGCTCACCTACAAGGAGCTGATCGCGATCACCGAAGAGGGTGATCCGGAGCCCAAGACCGTCAACCGCGAGAAGTGGAACAAGGCAGTCAAGAACCTGCTCAACACGAACATGCTGACCAAAGAGCAGAAGAACAAGCTCAAGGGTCTGCGTGACCGCCTGCGGCGCACGAGGGTTCCGTCATGACCACAGCACAGCCCCAACCCGCCAGCCCGTTCCCCATGCCGATCCGGCGCAAGTACGAGAAGCGCCGCTATGGCTGGCTGCGCCGCGACGTGTTCGAGAAGCTGGAAATCCTCGAAGGCCTGTCGCTCGAACGTGATCCGAAAGACGATGGCTACCTCAACAGCGAGGTCCACCGCTACTGGATCGTCTGGAAGGCCGCGCACGGGAGGACCGCATGAACATCGTTGACACAACGCTGACGAACGCGCGGCTCGGCGCACCCACTAACTGGGACGAGGCGAAAGACGGCAAGTGCCACACGCTGCCAGCACACCGCGATGAAGAGTCGAATGCCTACTCTTCATTCTGGTTGCCGACTCCTGAAGAACTTGCACGGCTGAATGCTGGCGATCCGATCTGTCTCACGATCTACGGTCGCACGCATCCGGTCGTCTCCGTCCACATGGAACACCCCGTCAAGAAGGAGAACATCACGGCAGTTATCTAAACAGCATACGGTAAGACGCACGTCCACCACCGAGCGTCCTACTGTAATAACTTTCATCTACTGGATCGAAACATGAAACCTGGCTACACACCTGTGACTTCGTCACAAATCTCGGCGTTCGCCTATGACGCGAACAACAAGAAGCTGAACATCGTCTTCGTGAAGAACGGCGACGAGTATCAGTACAGCAACGTCGATCAAGGCACGGTCGATCAACTGACCACCGCGGAATCGTTCGGCAGCACCTTCAGCCGGCTGATCAAGAAGAACCCCCAGACTTTCCCTTTCCAGAAGGTCTGATCTTCCCATGTGCAAAGAGGAACGCGATCAACAGATCGCGGATCTCTACGCGTCCGGTGTTCCCGCCTCGAAGCTCGCGCGCGACTTCTCCCTATCGGTTCCATCGATCAGGGCGATCGTGCGCGCCAAAGGCGTGACCGCTGCAAACCGGAAGAAGCCAGAGACCCCCGACGATCAGCCGAAGCAGCCGCGCAAGTCCCTCTCGCGCGTGCATGAAAAGCTCGGCGAACTACTGGCCACCCACCGCGTCCTGGAACTCAAGCAAACCCGCCGCGAATGCGCGGAACGCTTGGGCTGGACCGCACACAAGGTGCTCGCTGTCGAACACGGGCGCTATGACGTGACGCTCATGGATCTTATGGATCTCGTGCAGTACACGAAGAAGCCGCTCAACGAACTGGTCAAGCTATGAATACAGAAGTACAGAACAACAAGATCGAAGTGGCGATGTATGGCCTGCACTGGACGCCTGAAGGCATCGCCTATCTGCACCAGGCGCGCTCCGTGCAGAACTTCATGTCGCTGCGCGCGCCGTCGCCGTTCCTGGTCGTCCCGTCGAGACGCGCGATGTGCAACCACCTGTTCCCGACCGGCGCCCCAGTGCCGGATGTCATCCACTGGAAGCAGTTTCAGGCGCTTGCGCGCGACCCGTTGGTCCAGGCCATGCTGCCGATCCCTAAGCAGGACCACGAGGCCGGCGTCTACGTGGTGGAAGACACCAACGACGAGCTGAACCTGACGCTGCTGACGCTGTCGCGCATGAGCAGCCCGCTCACGCCGATCGTGCGCCGCATATGGCACTTCTCGATGTCGGACCTGGTCTTCGAGCTGGACCGCACGAACGTGCAACCGCTGGTCCTCACGCAGGCCACGCCGAAGCACCAGAAGATCCTCGACGAGATCGTCTCCCAGGCCCGCTACAGCGCCCGCCGCGTAATCGTGACGGGTACGGCTGACCTGATCGTCAGCAAGCCCGCTGTGCGGCTGCAAACGGCTCTCCTGGCCGGTGAGGAAGGCCACATCGTTTCGTTGCCGCTCGAAGCCCTTGGCATGACGGTGCTGAAGCGGCACGCGCGGCGCGAAGATCCGCTTTCGGATCTGCCGCAGGCACGGGGGAGGGCAGCATGAGCAAGTTCCAGGTGGGGCAGGTATGGCGCGCGAAGCGCCCGGTCGCTGCCGGCTCAATGTTGAGGCCGCTGGTGAATGATCGCCAAATTCTCTGGATCGACTCGTTCGGTTCGCAGGTCCAGTACGACAGCCCAAGTGTCACCAACGGTCGTCGCTACCCGAAGGTGAGCATGGAAGCCTTCGAGAAGTGGGCCGGTCGCGAGGTCAAGGCTGAGCTGCCAGAAAACGGCGACTGGCAAGCGTGGGACTGGAACGATGGGAGCAAGAACAAATGAGCGAGACCTTCAACCGCAGTAACGCTGGAACGACCTGGACGCCGGAAGAGCGCGCACAGCTGAAGGCGCGCTTCGAGTCGGGCATGTCGCTCGCCGACATGGCCAACGCACATGGCCGCACCGCTGGAGCGATCCTCGGCAAGCTGATGGAGCATCGGCTGCTGATCCAGGATCGCAACGGCTTCTACTACAAGGTGTCGCCCGACGCGTGGTGCAGCTACCACGACGCGCGGCATGCAGACGCGGGAGGATCGGCATGAGCAAGCTGAAAGCCGGCGACCTCTTCAGCCTCTGCTACTACACCGAGAAAAAGCAGCCTGAGAGCTTCGTTGACTTCGAGAAGATCCTGCCGGATCTCGAACGCGAGCACCCGGAGTGGGTGAAGGCCTACCGCAAGCTGCGAAAGGCAGAACGTCGCTTTGAAGAGGCGACGAAAGCGCTGCATAACTTTGCAATGGACATGGAGGAGACCCACGATGAGTAGGCCTGACCCCACCGTCTGGAGAACCCGAGATGGGCGCGAACTCTCTATCGTGCAGATGGACGACGCGCATCTGGACAACGCGATCAAATTCCTGCGTCGCAACGGATGGGTCACGCCCACTGAAGCGCTGCCACGCCCACTTCCGCCGACCGGGCTGACAGGTGAGTACGCCCAGATGTTCGCTGAGCAAGAGTTCGACGCCGAACTGGAGCGGTATCTGAAACAGCGCATTAGCCGCCGTCTTCAAGTGATGGAAGCTGAGCTGAAGAAGAGAAGAACCAATGACTGAAAAGAAAGCTCTACGCGAGCACCAGATCGCCGATCTTGCGTTCTACATCGCGACCAAGCGCTGCCTCAATTTGTCTGACCCGGCGTGCCAGAAGACCGGCAGTGCGGTCGTCTACATGGACTACCTCTGGCACAACTGCGGCGTGAAGACGGCGTTCGTCATGCCGATGTCGCTACTGCGTAAGAACCGCGACGAGATCCTGGAGTTCACGCGCTTCAACAGCAAGGATGTCCAGGTAGTCGATGGTGATCGCAAGCGCCGCCAAAGGCAGATGCAGAACCGTGAAGCCAAAGTCTTCATCATGGGCTTCCAGCAGTGGTCAGATAACTGGCAGGCGATGAAGAGTTATCAGCCCGAGCTGAACGCCGTGGTCGTTGACGAACTGCACCTTGGCTACGCTGGCTACAATGCCGGCCGCACGACGAACTGGATCTTGTCGATGCGTCAGATCGAGTATTACCTGGGCATGACCGGCACGATCATCAAGGGCAATCTCGGCAGTGCATACCCAACGATCGAAGTGATCGAACCTCGCTTCTATGGCTCCTATGGTGGCTTCCTCGGCTACCACCGCTTGCAAGGCGCTAACGGCGAAACGATCGGTTGGACCAACCACGAGAAGTTGTCGGCAGTGCTGGCCCGCGTCGCGGTGCGCCATACCTTCACTGAAGTCCACGGTCCAGAGGCCAAGGTGATTGTCACCGAGCTGTGCGACATGTCGCCGAAGCAGCGCGTCGCATACGAGGAGATGGAAGACGAAGCGCTGGTCGAGCTGGAAGACGAGTTCCTGGAGGGAGCAACACCCGCAGTCAATGCCATGCGATGCCGTCAGATCATGTCGCATCCGGAGACCTTCGGTATTGCCAAGGGCGAATCTACAGGCAAGGACGAACGCTTGAAGATCCACCTGGCAGATGCCAAGCAGTCGGGCGAGCCGATCGCGATCTTCGCGTGTCTTATCCCCGAGCAGGAGCGCATCGTTGAAATCGCCAAGTCGATGGGTCTGCGCGTCGGACTGATCAACGGCACGGTGTCGTCTGCACGCCGAGCTGGTATCGACCAGGCGTTCCGCGCTGGGCATCTCGACTGCGTGGTTGCATCAGCTGACACGGCAGGCGTTGGCTTTAACTGGAACCATCTGAAGGTGATGGTCTTCTGCTCGCTCAACTACATGGATGACTCATTCGTACAGGCATATCGCCGAGGTATTCGTGGAAAGCGTGAGACAGCGTTGCTGATCTACGTGCTCGAATACCGCGACTCGATTGACCAGCGGATCATGCAGATCATCGAGCAGAAGTCTACTGAGGCAAACAAGGTCGATCCGACGAAGGAGATCTTCAGGCTGTCAGAACAACGGCGTCAGGACCAGAAAGAGATGTTCGATAAGAGCAAGGCACACGCTCGCAAAATCTCTATGGCTGACTTCTCATGAAAATGAATGTGCGCAGTAGCACGTAAGCGGATCTATCAGTCGCAAGTAGCATATACATGCGATTGAATAGTTAGAAGGTCGAAGTTAAGATCTTCGAACTCGCCGCTGAGATCCACCACCTTAGCAGCGAGGGCAGTAAGACACAGAAACCTGGCTAATGAAACTGGAGCTTTTACATGGACCCGATCCAAGCAGCAATCGAACGCGCTCAAGCTAACGCTGGCGCGATCGCAGCAGCAGCCGCACCCTCCGCAGCAGCAGCCGCAGCAGCAGGCGGCGCTGGTGTTCCCGCAGTCGTAGGTACGACCGCAGTGGGCGCAGTTGCGGCCCCCGGCCAGAAGTTGTCGATGGACCAGCTCATGACCGGCGCGATGAACGTCGATGTCTGGGCGAAGGTGAAAGAATTCGGTATGTTGATCGGCACTGCCGGCGACAAGCTGATCACCGAATTCGAAGCCTACATCGACATGACCGAAGGCATCGGCTTCGCGCCGAAGATGTCGATCAAGGCCGGTAACCCGGCGCAGTACTGGTCGACGTATGACGGCGTGCAGTCGGACAAGGGCATCTCGTGGAACGAAGCAGTCACCAAGGCTGCGAACATCGACAACAAGGCGAAGCCGTACCGCTCCGTTGACGTGCCGATGGTTCTGATCAAGGATGTCCTCGCACCGGACGGCACGGTGCTGGCGAAGGCCGGTCAACGCGTGGGCTACGCGACCTCGACGACCAACTGGCGCGAATGGCAGGACTTCTACCAGCGCGTAATGCAGGAAGGTCTGATCGGCGCGCAAGTGCATGTGAAGGTCACGTCGAAGCGCATGACGAACAAGGCGGGCAACGCCTGGGGCGTGATGTGCTGGGCGTCGCTCGGCGAATACGTCGAAGTGGAGCAGGAAGAAGGCGCGACGGCGTAACTGCCTAGCGTCATCGGAAGCCGCGGACTCGAAAGAGCCCGCGGCTTTTTCTACGTCCACGCGAGGACCACATGGCACTTCACCTGATCGACGGGAACAACCAGTTCCGCGTCAAGTTCGAGACGAACGGCACGATCCGTGACGTTCTCTATGAAATGAACATGCTCCCCATGTTCGACACAATCATCTGGGTCTGGGACGGCCACGGCTCGAAAGAGCGCCGTCGCAAGATTTACCCTGGCTATAAGGTAGGCCGAGTGCCGCCACCCGATGTGTTCTACAAGACGATGGACCTCTTCAAGCAGGTGCTGCGCTTTACGCGCTGCATGTCGCTGGAGATCGCTGGCTGGGAAGCAGATGACGTGATCACGCAGCTGGCCAAGCATTACCGGCCGCTCGTAGACCGCATCAACATCCACTCGACAGACGGCGACTTTCTCGCGTCCTGTGATGGCGTACACACGCACATCATGGGTCGCGACAACATCCACTACGACAACACCGCGTGGTCTGAAGTGCGCCTCATGAAGACGCTCGTCGGCGACAAGTCGGACAAGATCACAGGCATCCCAGGATTCGGCGAGAAGGCGTGGGAACACTGCGACCGCGAGCGCTGGCTCCAATACTTCACCGAGGGTTATGTCCCGTCCTGGGACAGCGAAGCTGGCTCCTTCAATCTCGGTAAGAAGCCTCTCACTTGGGTCAAAGAGAACGAGGCAGTCCTCAAGGCCATGTGGGAGATCACAGGCTTCTATGAGATGCCCCATGAAGACCTCCTGAAGAACCTGGTAGTCGGAGAGCGCAATGACCGCGTGCTCAACGAAGTTCTGAAGGATTTCCTGCTGTAGATCACCACCACCACGGATCAAAACAATGAACATCGCTCAGCATCAACTGAAGCTCGTCGAGGACGAGATAGGCAAGCTCGAACCTATCGTCAAGGCGAAGGTGTGGGGGCTCGCCAACCAGCTCCACGATCTGCTCAATGCACACCCGGAGCACGCCAACCTGGCCATCGCGCTGGTCGGCGCGCAAAAAGCTGCGCAGGAGTAACGATGGAAGCCGATCGCAAAGTTCTCGTTGATGCGCGCAATTGGGCCGAACTGGCTCCGCGCATCATTGAAGAAGTTGCGGGCAAGGGGTTCATCGGATTCGACATTGAAACGGAAGACTCTCGTCGACACGAGGGTCTGAACCGTCTCATGAAGATCAACGACGAAGGCAAGAAGGGCGGCAACACCAAGCTCGTCTTCGACACGAACCGCACGACCGTAACTGGATTCTCGCTGTACCCGGATGAAAACCATCATGGGTATTACATCAACCTCGCACACGCCGACATCGAGAACCGTGTGCCGCTTGCGCAAGCGCTCACATTGCTGGCCGCGAAGAAGCCCGACGCGTACTGGGTCATCCACAACGCGAGCTTCGAGTGGACGATGATGGCCAAAGCCGCAGGCTTTGATCTCGGCACACGCGTCATCTGCACGTTGCAGCTGTGCGTGACGGCGTACTCGCCGGATACCTACTTCATCGATCGGTTCCGCGAACCGGGACTCGGTGGCATCGAGCGCCTGCTGCCGGCCGTCTCGCGCGTGTTCGCTGGATACGAGCCTGGCCAGACCATGAACGCGGACCAGGAAGATCTGCTCTACAAGGTCATCGCGAAGGAGTCGGATTCAGCGCACAGCTACAACGGCTACGTCGCGTCGATCAAGATCGGCTACGACCTGAAGCGGGCCGTCCACAGCTGGTTCGGCTACAAGATGGCGACCTTCGAGGAGACGCTACGGGGCCGCGCCCACATGGGTCAGCTGACGGGCGACGAGGTCTACGAGTACGGCGTCGATGACGCCTACTGGTGCTTGCAGCTCTTCCACCGCGTGATGGCTTTCATCATGGCGACGAACCCGCCCGTGTTCAACACGTTCATGCAACAGGAGATGCCTTTCGTCGAAGAGGCCTCGAAGGCGTGGCAACACGGCATCAAGCTGAACGGTAAGGCGGTGCTCTCCCGACGCGATCAGGAGCGCGAGAACGAAGCGCGCTGCCTGCGGACCATGAAGGCTGCGATCCGCGATCTGCTCCCGTTCCCCGAGGAGCCACACGAGAAGCTGGCCAAGTACGACAAGTGGTACTTCGATCCTGCGAAGGGAAGCGAAGGCTACAAGAAGTACCGCACGCAGATCGAGAAGTGGGCGAAGTCCGACGACAGCGACGACGACTTCGAGCAGTGCATGCAGACGCGCGGCCCGGTATCGAACGCCTGGGCGATCGAGCGCGGCGTGAAAGAGTCGAGCGGCGTGAACCTCATCCACTACATGCCGATGCGGACGATCATCTATGACTTGCTGCGTGGCTCGTATATGCAGGCCGATGGCAAGACGCAAAGCGATGGTGACTGCCGCGTCGAGCTGGAGCGTCGCTGGATCAAACGCTACAACGACGAGATCCTGAAGGGTTGCATCGACGAGAAGACTGGTGAGGTCAGCGCTGACCTGAAGTTGTCGGCCAAGACGTTGCCAGCGCTCCAGGAGCTGATCAAGCGCTACGAGGCGGGCATGACCATGTTCCGCGCGTACAAGGAGATGGCTTCTATCTCACAGCGCGTGAAGCTGTACCTGACGCCTTACCTGTGCCTAGTCGATCCCGATACAGGTCGTGTGTACCCGCAGATGTCGTCGATGCTGGCGACACGTCGCAGCTCGTGCCAGAACCCGAATGGCCAGCAGCTCAGCAAGTTCGGCGAGGCGGTGTATGTCCGCGGCTTCTTCGAGGCCGATGACGACGATGCTGAAGGCGAAGAGCATGTGCTCGTGTCGGCCGACTGGTCCGCTGTCGAGCTGGTGATCATCGGCGACTACTCGAACGATCCGAAGTTCCGCAAGGCCTATGGCCAGCGGCCTCACGAGGATCTGCACAAGGAAGCCGTGACGGGTCTGATGGGGCTGACCGACGACGAGTACGAGTCGAACCCCAACAAGAAGCAGCTGCGTACCGACATCGGCAAGCCGGCGAACTTCGGCTACTGGTATTCGGGCGCCCTGGGCACGACCGGCGAAGCGCTGGGATGGTCGAGCGAGTTCATGTGGGAGATGGTCGACAAGTACCGCGCGACGTTCTCTGTGGCTGAAGAGTGGCGCGTCAGCACGATCGAGGAAGCCCGCGAGCGCGGCTACGTTGAACTACCCGATCACCATCGCCGTGACCGCTTCGAGGCGACCTACGAGTGGATCAACATCATGAAGCAGAAGTTCGCTTCTTATGGAGATCCGGCGATCGCAGCCTTCGGTGATGCAGTGATCAAGAAGATCAATCGCCGCGCTGGTAACCAGTGCGTGAACGCGAAGGTTCAGGGTCTCGGTGGAGCGCTCGCGAAGCGCGCAATTATCCGCATGAAGCAGCGCATCGCTGAGCGTGGCTACCGCGCCCGCTTCTATCTGCTGATTCACGACGAACTGATCTACAGCGTGCCGCGCTCGCAAGTGATCGACTTCTTTGACGACTTCTACGAAGTGATGATCGAAGACGCTGGCTTGATGAAGAACCTGAAGCTGGACTCTTCCCTTGCTATCGGCAAGACCATGCAGCCGTGGAACAAGGAGAAGTGCCCTGACGGCCAGGTCGAGCTGATGGAAATGCAGAAGGGTCTGCCGTGTATCGCGGAAGACCGTTGGGGCAAGCGTGCCACGCGTGAAGAGCGCCAGGCGATTCTGGACTACATCCTCGACGGCATGCCGGCTGAGGCACAACAGGAAGAGGAAGCAACAGCATGAGCAACAAGATCGTACACAGCGAAGTTGATATCTACATCGCCACCGCTAGTGGCTACAGGTCGCGTGAGGCGTTCGGCAGCAGAGTCAACGATTCGCAAGCGCTGAAAGAGGGTCTTCGCGAGATCGCGCGGCTCATGACGATCAACGGGGAGGGTGACGAAGCCGTGCGTATCGTCGCCGAAGCAAAGGCAGCAGTAGAAGAGGACTTGAAAGCATGAGACGTTTCAACCGACTGATGGCCGAGTGCCGGGCAACAAGCAGCAAGAACGAGAAGATCGAAGCTATCACCAAGCTCGGTGCTGACCCTGAAGAGTTTGCCAAGAAGATGCTGGTCGCAGCGCTGTCGCCTTTCGTGACGTACGGGGTGAAAGACTTCGATCTGCCTGATGACTACCGCGCCGAGGACGTGGACAACGGTGAAGAGTTCGTCCAGCTGCTGCTGTCACTGGCGACGCGCCGACTGACCGGCAACGCGGCGAAGGACGTGATTCGCTGCACGCTGGCGCAATACTCGGTCGAGACGGCCGACAACCTCGCGGCAGTGCTGCGCAAGAACCTGCGCGTGGGCATCGGCGCGAAGGAGATCAACAAGGTCTTCCCCGGCCTGATCCCCGTGTTCGACGTGATGCTGGCCGAGAAGTATGCCGAGCATGACCCAGAGTTCCCCGCCCAGATCGAGTTCAAGATGGACGGCCAACGCACAGCGGTCTTCGTCTACCCCGGCCAGCCGGTCGTCGGGTATTCGCGCGATGGTCTTGACCAGACGTACTGGATGGGCACGCTGTTCGACGCCGACATGCAGGCACTGCGCCAGGCGCTGGTCGGCGATCAGCCGATGGTGCTAGACGGCGAGCTGATGATCCATGTGGTCGCTCCAGGCGAGAAGCACCCAAGCTGGACGGCCACGTCGAAGTCCAAGAAGGATGGCGCTGACCGCTCGCAGCTGCGCTTCTATGCCTACGATTGGCTCACGAAGGTGGAGTGGGACCAGCAGACTTGCGTGCGCCCGCAGGAAGAGCGCAGCGAGCTGCTCGACGCGGCGCTGGAGAAGGTCTGCGCGGTCGAGACGGAGGAAGGGCTCCAGTGGACCGGCAAGCTCCTGCCGAGCTACAAGCAGACCGTGAACAACCGGGACGAAGTAAAGGCGTTCTTCGACCTGGCGCTCGCGCAGGGATTCGAGGGCTTCATGCTGAAGGCGAAGCGCGCGCCGTATGTGTGGGGCCGCAGCCCGCATTGGTTGAAGGGCAAGCCTCTGGACACGGCAGAAGGGCGCATTGTCGGCTTTTACAACGGCAAGAAAAAGAGCCAGTTCGAGCACGTACTCGGTGGTTTCACCATCGAGGGAAAATTGGAAGATGGTAGTTCGTTCCGAGTCAACGTGGGCGGTGGCTATACGCGCGCACAACGCCACGAGTTCTGGGAGCGGCGTGAGGAGATGCTGGGCTGGATACTCGAATGCGAGTACATGGAGAAGACCTCCGAAGGGTCGCTTCGCAACCCGGTGTTCGTGCGCTTTCGCACAGACAAAGTAGTGTGATAACTATCAGCTAGTTCCTTGAACCTTAGAGGTACTAGCTAGATATAATCGATGCACACCACCACCACGTAGTCAAAGAAAAAATGAAGCAAGTCTGGAAGGATGCAGAGGAGGAGTTCATCTCCTTCTTTGCGCCTTTCGGTAAGCGCGCAGCAGTCGAGCGACTTACCGACACGGCGCATGTGCGCGGTGCCACTGGGCTTCAACGAGCAATCAAGGACGCACAGCCTTCTGACTTCACAGTCACATGGGAAGGCCGCATGTTCTACGCTGAAGTGAAGAGCACGGTGAAGGAGCCGTCTTTCCCCTTCAGCATGATCGCCAAGAACCAGTGGCGCGCAGCACGCAAGGCAGTAGCAGCAGGCGGGGACTATTACTTCTTCATCCGGCGAGAGTCGTATGGAATCTGGTATGCAGTCCACGCGTCGCACATCATCGATAACACCACAAAGTCGATGAAGTGGGCCGAGATCGACCACCACCGAATCTCGAACCATGTGCTTTTCTCACAACTTCTGGCCACCCAACATGACCGTAAAATGCCTTGATTTCATGGTTGACCTGGAAACGACTGGTACTCGCTCCGACGAGAACGCCATCATCCAGATCGCCGCCGTTCGCTTCGACCTCGCTTCAGGCGAGATCCATCCTGACACCTTCGACCGCTGCCTGATCATGCCGCCCAAGCGCTACTTCGATGAAGAGACGCGCAGCTGGTGGCTCAAAGACAAGCGCGAGATCCTGACCAGCATCATGCAGCGCAGCGAGAACCCCGCGAAGGTCATGCAGGACTTCGTGACGTGGGCTCGCGTCGGCACTGACCCGTACAACGACACGCTGCGCCTCTGGGCGAAGCCGTCGCACTTCGAATATCCGTTCATTGAAAGTTACTGCAAGCAGTTCGAAGTGCAGAACCCGTTCCACTTCCGCCAGACGAACGACATGAACTCGTGGATTCGTGGCCGCTACTGGCCGCAGACCCCTCCCGAGTTCGAGCGCCTGATCCCGTTCGTTGGCCCCGCCCATAGCGCCCTGTTCGACGTGTTCCACCAGATCAAGGTGCTGTTTGCTGTGCGCGAGCACTCGACGAAACATCCTTCGCTGCAAGCAGCCGGAGATGTCGTCGATGCCGTTGCCTGATCGAATTCGCAAGTCGATCGAAGTAATCATCGCGGCGGTAGTCACCGCCGCGGTGATCTTCATCCTCAGCAAGATTTTCACAAGGTCGTGAACATGAAGATTATGGAAATCGCTGGCCAGAAGGTCGGCTTTATCGGCGACGTGCATCGGGGCCGCAACTTTCTCACTGGTGTCCCGCTGAACCGTCGCGGCGAACGTGAAGCCGCGATCGCTGCGCAGTTCAACGAAGAGCTGTACGCGGAAGTGAATGTCAACATCTGCCTCGGCGACATCTTCGACACCTACGTGGTGCCGCCAGAGATCGTCCTTGAAGTGGCGATGGCTTATCGCAAAGCCGCTGTGGCCCGTCCGGACACGATCTTCGTGCTGGTGCGTGGAAACCATGACGCCTCGCGCGACGCAGATAAAGCCAGCTCCTACGATCTTCTCCATCAGCTGCTCCTCGGCGTGCAGAACATCGTCATCTCGCTCGACGATACCGAGATCATCCAGGCGGGTCTGTTCCGCCTCGGCGTGGTGCCGTGGCATCCGTTCCGCAACTCGAAGGAGATGGCGCGCGACCTTGGCCTCAGCAAAGACGGCTTCATGGAGTTTGATCTCGTCGTCGGCCATTGGGATCGTGTGACGTTCGACGAGAATCCGCACAACGCCGTGCCGCTATTCGAGCTGAAGCCCTTCACCAAGCTGGTGGTCAGCGGCCACGATCACCGCCCGTTCGACGACATGATCAACGGCATTCGCGTGGTGTTCCCCGGCTCGATGCAACCGTACAGTCACGGTGAAGATCCGGACAACAACACGTACGTCACGTTGTCGCTCGAAGAGCTGCGCGCGGCGGTTGCGGCTGACCCGACCCAGTTCCACGACAAGGCGGTGCGCGTTCGGCTGAAGCCCGGTGAGCAGATCGACTTCGAGTTCGATGCGTGGGCTACCACGACGCAGCCGATCGCCGACAACGGCGAGGACTTCGTGGACATCACCGTGCAAACGGAATCGTTCGACATGCAGGACATCCTGTCGCGCTGCTTCACGAAGCATGGTGTCACCGCCGAAACGTCCAGCGTGCTCCTGACGAAGTACCTCGAAAAGCGCAACGAAACGGTCTAAGGAGAACGACATGCTTGAACAATTGATCATCAAGAACGGCTTCCGTCATCCGCATTCGGTCTTCAACTTCCAGGCTGGCCAGACAGCGATCACTGGTGAGAATGAATCTGGCAAGTCGGTCACGCTTGAAATGATTCTGTTCGCGCTGTGGGGCAGCGTCGCGCTGCGCGGTGTCGCCGACGATTATAAGAAGCTCGATGTCACGCTGACTTTCGTCGTCAAGGATCAGCGCTACCGCGTCAACCGCACGATCAAGAACGCAAAACTGATTCGTGCGCCGCTGAACGACAACGCTGAGCACGATGTTGCGGTCGGTACGAAGCCGGTCAACCTGAAGATGAAAGAGATCTTCGGCTACGACTACAGCGTGTTCACGATGGCCAACGCAGTGATGCAAGGGGCCGTCGAAGCTCTGTCGGACGCGAAGCCTGGTGAGCGCAAGAAGATCGTCGACCAGACTGTCGGCCTCGCCGTGCTGGACGATCTGATCAAGGAAGCGGGCGAGCAGGCGCTGAAGTTTGCGCGCCAGGCCGAGGGCATCGCGGGCGTCTTGCGTGAGCCAGTCCAGCCGGAAGTCCCGGAGAACTACGAAAGCAGCTCGACGCTGGCGCTGAAGCGTCAGGAAGCTGTGTTGATCGCGACGGAGTTGAACCAGCTGCGCGGCATGGTTGCCAACAAGCCAGCCGAGCCGGTGGCGCCCGTGTGCGAGGTCAACGAGACGGTCGCGACGCTTCAAAGTCTTCAGGACATCCGCGGGCAGCTGCTCGACGCCCGCAAGCTGGCGGACAGCAATGCCTCGCAGATCATGCGCGAGAAAACGACTGTCGAGGGTGAGTTGCTGAAGCTCGCCGCCCAGCTCGATGGTGAGTCGTATTCGGCCAAGCAGCTGGCACAGGTCCGCGCGAAGCTGGCCGAGCTGAAGCTGCCGGAGATGACGACCGCCGCGATCGACGAACAGTTCAGCCGCAACGAGAAGCACGCCCGTTGGGCGGCGAAGCAGAAGCTGCTGGCACAGGGTCACCACTCGTGCCCGAAGTGCTCGCACACCTGGCCGGTCGCGAGCGAGGAGCTGGACGCCTATGCGGACGCGATCGAGATCCAGCCGTCGCAGTATTCGGCTGGCTACCTGAACGCGCAGCGCGCTCTCCAGTTCAACGTCGATCTGAAGAAGCAGCTCGAAGACTCGATTCCGCAGCTGGAGCGTGACGTTGCGGCTGAGAAAGAGCAGATCGCGGCCAAGATGGACGAGAAGGTCAAGCAGATCGCTGAGAAGGTCGAGGCGTTCGAGGCCAACGCGAAGAACATCGTGCAGCTGGACGATCTGCTGAAAGCGAATCCGGACCAATCGGGGCGCATCGCTGAACGCCAGAAGTTCGATGGCGCGCTCCTGGCCCACGGCGCGCAGGTAGCCGCGTACGAGCAGTTCTTCGCCCAGCTCAAGGAGCGCGAGGCACGCATCCGGGAGCTGGAGCCCGTAGAAGGGCGTCTGGTGGCTCTGGAAGAGCGCCTGGTGGCCTCGCGTGCTTATGAGCAGGCCCAGGGCGCCTACGAGGCTTCTGTGCGCTCCTACGTGGAGGACAAGCTGAAGATGGACGGGCTGCTGGAGCAGTCCACGGATTGGACAAACGCCAAGGCTGCGATCGCCGAGGCGAAGGTGGTCATCAAGTCGTACCTGGTGCCATCGCTGAACAAGGTCGCGTCCATGCTGATCAACCAGATGACGGGTGGTGCTCGCAGCTCAATCGTCGTTGACGACGAGTTCAACATCACGGTCGATGGCCAGCAGGTTCAGACGTTGTCGGGTTCGGGCAAGGCCGTGGCCAATCTCGCTTTGCGGATCGGTCTCGGTCAGGTTCTGACCAACGGTGTGTTCTCTGTGTTCATGGCCGACGAGTTCGACGAGTCGATGGACGAGAAGCGCGCCCGTTACACCGCTGAGTGCCTTCAGCGTTTGAAGGAGACCATCAAACAGGTGATCGTTGTGACGCACAAGCGGCCGATCGCAGATCACGTTTTCACGCTACCCCTGAAGGAAGCTGCATGAACTGACCGCCTATGGAAAACATAAAGACTCTACTGGATCAGAACTACACCCCGCCCGACATCGCTACGCTCCTCGACACCACCGTTGAGCGGGTTGCCCAAGTGATGCGCGAGCTACCCCTCGCAGGGTGGGGCGAGCCGAAGCACTACCCCCACATCATCGCCCGCCGCAACCGCGGCGAGCGCCGGTGGCCCGACGCGGATCTTGGACGATTGGCAATCTGCAAGATCAAGCATGACAAGGGGGAGTTGACGCTTATGCAGAAGATGGATGAAGGCTACCTAATCCAGTATGCCTTTCCCGTCGAGGAAGTCGTCGCGCGCCGGCTGTGGTTCACAGCGCCGCCCGAGACCTATTGAATTTCACCACCACCACTACCACCACATCATGAACTTTCAAGAATACGTACCTCTCGCTCTTCGCACAGAAAAGCCGTTGGCCACGGCCTTTCTGCGCCTTGAGCACGCCATCCTCGGTCTGGCCACCGAGAGCGGCGAATTCACCACCACAGTGAAACGGGTTGCGATCTACGGCAAGAAGCTAAGCCCCGAGTTCGTCGCGCACATGCGTGAAGAGCTGGGCGACACCCTCTGGTATGCCGCTATCGCTTGTGACGCTCTGGAGTTCGACATTCCCGAGTATCAGTATCTGTTCGACGACTTCGACAGCTATTCGCTCACGGAGAAGTTGAAGCTGGTTTCTTTCCGCTTGGCCATCGAGACCGGGTTTATTGCCTTCGGGCTTCCGAACTTGAGCGATGCGTCGTCGAAGGATTCCATTATGCGTGGTGTCCTGAATGTCGTTTGTGCGGTAGCGCACGCATGCGACGCACTGGGCTTCGCCATCGAAGACGTGATGGAAGAGAACATCGCCAAGCTGCGCGAACGATTCCCCGATGCCTACTCGAACGCCGCTGCTGAAGCACGAGCAGACAAGGGCGGTCTCGACGCACGCAACTCCTAAAACGACAACAGGCAGGGCCGTCCACCACCGGCCCTGAACCGAAGATGAAACCTACTATTCTGGCCAAGGTCATCGAAGATTCGATCTCTCTTGCGGGTGTTCGATTCACGACCGTTCAGGTGCGCTATCCGCGCATCGTCCTAGCAGAAGTCAACACGCATCGCGCACTGTCGAAGAACGCCGGTTCCTCGCGTGCGAAGCCTGTGAAGACCATGCTCAAGCAGATCTGGAGCGACCCGGCCTGTCCGAGCGAATGGGGTAGCAACCAGGCTGGCATGCAAGCGGGCGCGGCGCTGACGGGTCTGCGTCTGTTCGGCGTGAAGGCACTCTGGCGCACGCACGCGAAGCTCTCCGCAGCGATCAGCTGGAGCATGATGAAGCTCGGCGCGCACAAGCAGATTGCCAACCGCGTCACCGAAGCGCACCAGTATGTTGACGCGCTGCTCAGCGGCACGGACTGGGACAACTTCGATCTGCTGCGCTGCCACCCCGACGCCGATCCCACGATGCGCGACCTGGCCATCGAGATCATGGTTGCTATCGAGCTGAGCGTTCCGCGCGTGCTGCGCGGGGGCGAATGGCATCTCCCGTATGTTCTCACCGAAGAGCGCCGCTCGCTCCCGCTCGACGACCAGAAAAAGCTGTCGGTCGCTCGCTGTGCACGGATCAGCTACACGCCGTTCGATGGCAACCCGTCCGTCGAAAAGGAGCGTGAGCGCTATGACCGCCTCGTCGGCGCCCAGCCAATCCACGCCTCGCCGACAGAGCACCAGGCAACGCCGACTGTCGGCGCGAACGAGCGCTTCGGCAACCTGCGTGGCTGGAAGCAACACCGTCAGGAAGTCGAGGCCGTGCTGCCGCCGTACACAGGAGGTCGGCTGCGACGCACGTTGACTCACGACGAGATGGTGAAGTTCTTCAGTCAACCGTTGACGCAATCGCAGAAAAGCGGGCTGCGTGCGCAGGTCCAGGCGGCGATGGATGCCGACGAGATCTACCCGCGTCGGGAGGCATGATGAAACCTCGAATCATTGCGCTATCTGGCGACATGGGTCACGGCAAGTCCACCGTGGCCAACTACCTGCTTTCGACATACGGCGTAAAGCGCACGCGCTTTGCTGCTCCGATCAAGGAGATGACCGCCGTTCTGTTGGCCAGCGCTGGGGACGACTTGATGGAAGCGCGAAAGATCGTCGACCACGCGACCCTGAAGAACCTACCTATCCGCGAGCTGTTCGGTATGTCACCACGCGGGTTGATGCGCGAGCTGGGCGACATGGGCCGCAGGATTTCGCCGCTGTTCTGGGCGAACCTCGTGGTCACGGGCATTCATGCCGACGAACGCAGCGAGCCTCATAGCATCTATGTGATCGATGACTGGCGCTATCGGCACGGAGAAGGCGACCGCCTCATAGCGTCTGACGTGCAGACGACCTTCGTGCGCGTGAACCGCCCTGGCGTGCCGCGTGCCGTGCAGGACCACAGCAGCGAAGGCGGGCTCGACGACTGGCCGTTCGACTTCGTGATCACCAATGTCGAGGGCGACATTCACGGTCTGGAGTTGCAGGCCGACGATCTGTTCGACAAGGTCAACGCGCTGGGTGACCAATGAACGGAGATGACATCACACGCCGCAACGAGTCAATGCCTTGGTTCCCGGAGGGGATGCCGTTCTGGCAGCGCGTAACGTGCCTGTTCGGCTATCACAAGCGTGAGACGCGGAAGACGGGTCCGAGCCATAAGTTCCCTGGCATGAAGCTTCGGGACCAGTGTGGGCGTTGCCATACATTGCTGGACTGAAGTTGATCCCGCTTCGGCGGGATCTACCCAACTAAAAGTTATCCAAATTTTATTAGGTGTCCGATGAAAGACTTCATCATTGTTATCAGCCTCGGAGCGCTCGCCGTCTTTGGCATGTACAGCTGCTCGGAGTCCGACTGGTACAAGAAGGGCGAGGCGGAAAAGGCTGCACGCGAAGCAGCTGAGCGAGAGCCACACATCATCCGTAAGAAGGACGGTTGTGATGTCTACGCGTTCAAGGTAGGCGACACGAATCACTACTTCACCAAGTGCCCGAACAGCATGGTCTCGACCGACCGTCAGTACACCGTGAGCTGCGGCAAGAACTGCCACCGGCAAGAGACGGAAACCATCGTGACGGAGACGCACTGATGGCCCTCAATGAGATCCTGGGGGTGAAGAAGTATCACCGCGAGAGCAACAGCAACGACATCTTCGTGAAGTGCCCGCACTGCAACCGGCTGCTGGAGCTGCAAGCTGGTGACTTCAAGGGCGAGATGTTCACTGACAACGTGTGCGGAGGGATGCTCGAAGTGAGCTACGACGCGCGCCGCACAGCGTTTCCGCAGGAGGATTGAATGTCAGGTGGAACGATTGCGCCACCCTGCCCGCACCCGAGACCGTGTGAAGTGACCATTGAGGTCAAGCTATCAGACGGCCTTCTGAAGTGGTCCGGAAAAGTGGACCGAGCAGATGTGGCGGCAGCGCTGGTTCTCCTTATCCCAGAATTTAAAGGATTTCAAAAGCTATGACCCTCGGTAAAGACTACGTCTCGGCTCCGGACGTTAAGTGGATCTACGAGAAGCCGCAGCATGCCGGCGCAAAGATGATGCTGCTCACCATCGGTTGCGTGCTGGTCACAGGTACGTGGTCGGGCGAGCTGGGCGAGAACTACCTCGCGTGGGCCGCGATGCCGAAGCGTGACAAGGAGAAGGAGAAGGAAGTGATCGCAGCGTACAACGCGAAGAAGCAAGGAGCGAAGCCATGATGACGCTACAGCAGTACTACCTCGTGAAGCTCGCCGAGGAAGCAGCAGAAGTTGCGCAGATAGCGTTGAAGGCCGCGCACTTCGGCTTGAGCGAGCGTCACCCGGAGCGCACTGAGACGAACGCACAACGGATTTATGCTGAGCTGAATGACGTGCTCGCTATGGTGCAGCGCCTGGGTGATGTCTCGAACGGAGAGTTCTTCTTCGACATCGGCCAGCCTGACCATGTGGCCATCAGCAAGAAGCTGGCGAAGGTCCAGCACTTCCTGGAGTATTCGCAGTCGCTGGGTCTCGTCGAAAAGGAGACGCCATGACCAGCAGATCTGAAGCGGCAGACGCTGCCCGCTTCCGCGCCTTGCTCAACCACTCGTGGGAGTTCGGCGCGAAGTGTTTTGACAAAAACAACCAGCCTCGCCAGCTTCGCATCGTCGCGAAGTCCAGCGTGATCACCAGTGAGCACGTACAGGACAAGATGCGCGACCTGTTCGACGGTTTCATGACCACTGTTCCGAAGGAGCCGACATGAGCGATAACGAGATTGTGTTCGAAGTGTGTCCTAAAACACCGGCCTTCTCCTTCGACGAAAAGCTGTTTCCGGAAGCGGTTGGATGCAGCATCCCGACTGGGCCGCACGCGGGCCTGTGGTTGTTCTCAAACAAGGACCGCGCTGAAGAGTTCGCGTGGAAACGTAAGCTGAAGTATCGCTTCGAAGAAGATCACTCCTTCGAGCCGAGCGAGCAGGAGATCCTATGAAGAAGCAATACCAGCTGACGTACGCCGATGGCTACGACATGACCGTCGAGGTCGATCATTCGATCTTGACCGACGAGAAGGCCCACGAGCTGAACAACTTCTGGAGCGGAGCGGAAGACCGCGTCTTCGAGCATGGCAGCGCGCTGCTGGCCGTACTCACGATGCTCTGCGTCGAGTTCATGGCGCTGTCCGTGGAACGCATGGACCCGGAGGCAGCGTTCAACAGCGGGGAGGTAGAGGGCTGGCCACCGCTCGATGGATCGTGGGGCATCAAGCTGGTCGACTACGAGCCGTTCGAATTCGAGAGCGCGCTGGTTGACGTGATGGAGCTGACAGCGTGAGCTATAGTGACAGCTAAGACCTTGGAGGATCAATCATGAACCGTGACATCGCGAGAGGCATTCAGTACCCGTTTAGCGGCCACAAGCCAGTTGATCGAGCGGACGCCGTTGCACTAGGCGTGCTGCACGATCTGTGTGACCGGAGGGACATCAAAGATCCGCTGTTGAACTTGCCGCCAGAGATCCGGCTGGTTCTAGCTACCGAGATGGCGGTAATCATTCGCGAAGGTATGGAAATGCCTTGGCCGATTGAACAGACAGCACAGTAAGACACGCCGGCTCATAGCCGGCGTTTTTATTCAAGCCGCAGCCTTCCTTCTCAATGCGACCACGTTCGTTGGTCGGCCCGTTTCCGGTTCCTTACCGTCGCAGCAGTCTGCAATGAACTGCGCCCATATCTCCATCGCCTCGCGTCGCTCGGGGATCTCTTCTCGCACGTCATAGATCCCTTCCATACCTTTGAGCTTGTGGTTAAGCGCAAGCTCACTGACTTCGTTCGAGATGCCCAGATTCCGCATATGGCTTTTGGCGGTGCTGCGCGTATCGTGCGGCGTGAAGCGACGCATCTCCAGCTTCTCAGATTGGAACGCTCGCGTGATCGCGGCCCACAGCGTGGTATTGCCGATATGAGTTTCACCAAGCCGGTTGCGGCGTTTGTTGCTGCGAGCTGGCAACAGCCAGTCGGAGTCTCCGGACAGGGCGTACAGCTCTTTCATCCAGCCAATGACGACAGGAACCAGCGGGACGGTGAAGCCTTGACGAGTCTTGACCGACTCGTCGTGTACGAACCAGGAGCCGCGCTTCAGATCGATGAACTGCTTGCGGGCCATGACCAGCTCGTTCGTTCGCACGCAGGTAGCCAGCAGCACGCGCAGCATGAGGCCGTTCTCGCGGCCGATCTTCTTGTCAATGCCAGGCAGCAGTTTGCGAAGCTCGCCCTCGGTGAGCATCAGGCGTTTGCGAACGGGCGGGCGTTTGCCGAACAGTGCCTTCATCTCGATACCGAAGGCGGGGTTCACGTCGATGATCCGCTTCCCTAGCGCATGGCCAAAGAGCTGCTTCATAGATGTAAGGATTCGCTTATTCACCGTCCAGGTGCGCCCGCTGTTCTCCAGAATGTAGACGATGTCAGCAGGCAGGATCTTGCGAACTTCGAGCGAACCCAGCTTAGGCCGGATGATGTTCTTGATGTCCCACTTCCGGTAATAGATCGTGGACTTCGAGAGGGGCGCCACCAGGTGCTTCTCCTCGTAGTCGTCGCACAGCTCGTTGACGGTCCACGCGAGCACGGAGCGCGCCTTCTCGACCTTCTTCTCAGCTGCGGGGTCTATCCCATTGTCGACCGCGACGCGGTGGGCACGAGCAGCCTTTCGGGCCGCGGCGAGCGTCATGTCCGGATAGTTGCCGATCGTGATTTCCTTACGGCGACCGCCGCCTCGGCGGTAGCGCAAGATCCAGCTCGCGGTGCCGGCTGAGGAGAGGGTAAAGGTCAGGCCTTCACCATCTGACTTGGCGACCGGCTCGCCCTTGGCGATCCAGTGCCGGATCTGGATGTCGTCCAGAAGATGTGTTTTACGCGCCATCGTAGGTCTCTGTGGTGGGTAGCTAGGCGCGATTATACGTGCTCTAGCTACCCACCTAGCTACCCATATTTCGCGTGGTATCGCGAAACATTATGAAACACTACGGAACACGAACCCTTGCTGGGCAGGGCTTTCCGGGGATTGCCTGAAACACTCCGGTACGTTAAAACACATCAATGGAGATTGCAGGTGGCAATCTTCATGAATTTCTCGCAGCCTTGCTGCATAAGGGTTTGCGGTGAACAGACCAGTAAAATTAGGCTCTAGCTACCCGACTAGCTACCCACTTTTGGGGTGGTAGGGCAGAAGGGTGGGTAGCTGCAAAATCGCCCGAGTGTACTGGCATCCGCGCGCGTTCGTGATACTGTATATCCGTACAGTATTAAGGAAGTGCCATGCGATTGCCAGATTTCGGAACGCCGACGATGACGGACTTGCGACGCCTGTATCGGACGTACCCTCAAGACGAGATCCGCGCGCTCGTGCTGGAGGTCGTGCGAATGCGCGAGCTGTTCGACGAGGTCGAAAGCTATCGGGTTGTCGTGCAGCGTTGCTGGGAAGTTGACGTGGGTGGCCAGCTGGTCGCACTGGAAAAGCTGCGTGTGCTGATGATGCAGGAGATGTCGAGGCGGGGATTCTTGGGATCGGGGCCACAGAGAGTGGCCCCGCTTGGGGCAGCGGAGAAACTGCCCCCGAGAGAGGAGTCCGGTTAGGCGCCGGCTACCAGAGCGTCAACGCTCTCCGCGGTGATGCCGCTGGAGCGTTCGCCGATCTTGACCAGCTTCAGCTTGCCGTTGTTCACGAGACGATAGACGGTCGCGCGCGAGACGCTGAGCTGCTGCATGACGGCTTGAATTCGGTACAGCTTCGGGGTGGGCGTGGTGACAGTGGTGGGTGTCATCGTTTGCTCCATGTTGAGGGTTGGCCAGAGGGCGCATCGTATGTGCGCTCTCCCTCAATTGCAAGTCTTCCGCCCCGACTATCGTATAGTCCAGGGCGTTCCTTAGCGTCTCATTGCGTAGCGTAGTGACAGCGATCAGGCAGGGTTGAAGGAGATATTGAAGGTGCCGTTGTAGTAAGCCTTATTGAGAGTCCCGGTCAAGGCCCCCGTCGCACCAACCGGGGCGTTGAGGTTGTACGCCGCGAAGATCGCCTGCGACTCGGACGTGTTGTTCTTGTTGTAGTTGCCCGTCACGGCGGGCAGCTGGGTATATCCAGAGGGTGGCGTCCACGCGTTCGCGACAGTGCTGGAGTAGTTGGAGCCCGTGCCCGCTACCAGCAATTCAAGCCCTGCTACCGCCCGCGTGAGCGTCGCGAAGGTCGTCGTGGCCGAGTTGATCTTGGTATTCGTGGGGCCTATCCCGCCGAACGGGTTGCTCTGCGAAACGCCTGACAGCTGAACGCACCCCACGCTGATCGTGTTGATGCTCGCGCTGCCAAACGAATAGCTCGCGGGCTCGTTGGCGGTCGCGATCTTCCACAAGGTGGCTATGAAGCCGGTGTTGTTGTGGGTCGAGTAGTTGTACGCGCGCTGCACCGTCCAACCGGCAGGCGCGAGGGATGACACGGCGTTCAAATCGTCGTACACCGCGTACGCAAACAGCAGGTTCCCCGCGACGATGCCCGATGGCGCTGGCAGCGTGGCGAACGCGTTGCCCGAGTTGGCCACGGCCACGTCAGCGACCGCGCTCGATGTCGAGACGACCTGAATGCTCCCGCCCGAGGGAATCGTCGGGCGGTATCGGAACGCAGCCGGGATCACGTCAGATCTCCCATCACCATCCACGTATCGGTGTCCACCTTCCAGAGCGTGGCACACGAGTACTGCGCGCGCAGCGTCAGCGACGAGCTGGTGCGCAGCGTCACGCCAGATCCGGCCACGATGCTGGTCTGCCCCGCGCCTAGCTGGCCGACCATGATCATGGTGCCGACCGGGAAGGCCACGCTCGCGTTCGGCGGGACGGTCACGGTGTTCGCCGTCGCCACGTTCATCGGCACGCCACCCTGATAGGCCGGGGAGGGCGCATCGGTGAGAGCCAGTGTCTTGGACGCGGTGGCGATCGTGCCGGGGAGCGGAATAGCTCCTGGGCCAGTAGCGCCTGGGTCACCCTTCGGCCCTTGCGGGCCGGTGGCGCCGGTGGGACCAGCAACACCTTGCGGTCCCTGCACGCCCGTGTCGCCTTTCACGCCCTGCACACCTTGCGTGCCCTGCGGCCCCTGAATGCCCTGCGCGCCTGCCGCCCCGGTGTCGCCCTTCAAGCCCTGCGGCCCTTGCGCCCCGGTGTCGCCCTTTAGCCCTTGCGGCCCTTGCGCACCGGGGTCACCTTGGTCACCCTTCAGACCCTGAAGCCCCTGCGGACCTTGCGCCCCTGTGTCGCCTTTCTCGCCTTGGATACCCTGCGGCCCCTGCGCGCCTGTGTCGCCCTTCGGACCCGGCTCGCCCTGGATGCCCTGCGGCCCCTGCGCTCCGTCCGCACCGGCTGGCCCTTGTTCACCCTGCGGCCCCTGCGCGCCTGCCGGTCCCACGTCGCCTGTGTCGCCCTTCGGCCCCTGCGGGCCGGCCACACCCTGCGGCCCCTCCGGGCCGATGCTTCCCTCACCGCTGCCTGCCGGTCCCATCGGGCCAACCTCGCCCTGCGGCCCCTGCGCGCCAGGGTCACCCTTGTCGCCTTTCGGACCAGCTGGGCCTTGCAGACCATCGGCACCGGCAGGGCCGACCGGCCCTTGCGCGCCAGCCGCGCCGGCCGCTCCGGTGTCACCCTTCACACCCGGAATCCCCTGCGGCCCCTGGTCGCCCTGATCGCCCTTGTCGCCCTTCAGGCCTTGCGGCCCCTGCGGGCCAGGGTCGCCCTGATCACCCTTCGGCCCCTGCAAACCCTGCGGCCCGGTGTCACCCTTTACACCGGGAAGGCCCTGTGGACCCTGCGCGCCGGGGTCACCTTTCTCGCCCTGAATGCCCTGCGGCCCGTGATCGCCCACGTCGCCCTTCGGACCCGGCACGCCCTGCGGACCTTCCGGACCTTGCTCGCCCTGCGCACCAGCAGGACCAGTCGGGCCGACATCACCCGGATCTCCCTTCGGCCCCTGAAGGCCAGGCGCGCGCACTTCGACGAGCGGCGAGAGCGGATGTGTATCGACTTGATTGCCCGTCTGCGGGAGCACGTCCACCGCCTTAGAGGCCGCGCGCACTTCGACGGTGTTGTGCAGCGTCGGATGCACTTCAACAACCAGATTGGTATCGCTCATTCGAGGCTCCACGTTCCCTTGAGCACCCGATCGACATCCGTGCCGTTGACCAGCTCGAAGCGATACGTCCCACCGACCGAGAGGGCTGCGGTCTCGACCGCCGTCAGCTCGATGTCGATCGAGCCTGCGACTGCGAGGCGCACACCATCTGGTGATGTTTTCTTCAGGACTACTGTGCCATTCGGATCGAACAGCGTCATCACGCCCTGCATGTTGTCGAACTGGACGGGATTACCGCCCACGTCGCGATAGATGAACGGAAGGCGGAAGGTTGCGCCTTGCTCGATCAAAAGGTTGTAGCGGCCAGCTGGCATGATCCATTTCCTTGTAGGCGCCCGGTGGTGGACGGGCGGTGGTGCTTAGTACGTTTGAGGCTCGTCGTGTCCTGTGGGGTTAGGCTTCAGCCGTGGCTCGTCGTCGACAAAAGGCAGTAGCTGCTGCCCGTTGCTCTTCGTGACCGTCATCCGATACCAGACGCGCTTGCAGTCATTCAGCGGCGTCTCTACTTCCTGGCCGTTGACTTTGGCCACTGTGCGAACGACAGCCACGACCGGCATGTTCACGAGGAAAGGGTTGACCTCGCCCAGATCCGGCAGACCAACAACCAGCTTCTCCTGTTGCGAACACAGCACTTCGATGTAGGCACGCCGCACTTGCCGCGTGGGCGCGTCCGTCAGTGCTGCGGCCACCACGTCGAGGTTCGCCTTCGTGAGCGCACGAGCAGCTGGTCGCGTGGACGGCGCGACCACGGCTTCGACCTGGGCCTTGCTGACACGCCCCGCTGCCTCAGTGATGCCGAGCGTCTGCACCAGCTCAGCGGAGATCTTGGTTACCTGACGTGCAGCAGGCTTCGAAGCCTGGCTGGCTACGACCTCCTGCTGAACCTTGCTGACGCGCTTGAGTGCGGTGGCCATTAGTCACCCACGCCGGCTTGGACGATGTTGACGTTCGCCGGAACCCAGACGTTGCCTGCCGGGTCACGCGGGAACGATGTCTGCGAGAGCTTGTTCACGCCGTTCGAGAGCCTGATTGACGCGCCCGTGGCCACGGTGCCCGAGAGCTTCACCTTCGGCAGAATGTTCAGCGCAGTCGAGCCAGGGTTCTGGCCGAACAGGTTCAGGACCAGGGTGGTGATTGCGTTCGGCACGAAGGGGAGAGCAGGGAACTTGAAGAGTTCAAGATGGCCTGTGTTACCGCTCGCGTCGCTCACGTAGCTCGCCGAGTTGTAGGAACCGGAGACAAGACCGAAGTGTGTGCCCACCGCGCTCGGCGTGAAGTCGATGTTGTCACCGTCAGCGTTCGGGTCCAGCGTTACGATGCGCTGCGGACCAACCGGGAAGGTTGTGAGATCCAATGCAGCGTTGCCGGTCGTGTCCCAGAGCATGAAGTCGTCGAACCAGATGTGGGCGTTCGCGTTGTTCGGTGCGCCGTTCCACAGGTTGACGTTGCCGTTGAGCGACGTGAGCGCGCCCACCGCCGTCGCGCCCGTGTAGACCAGGTCCTGAACGCCGTCAACGTAGACCGTGCAGATGCCGTTCGCTGCGTTCGACGAGATCTTCAGCTGCACTTCGACCCAGTGCTGCCGTCCATCAAGCAGGTTCGCGCGGCCGGCTGCTTGCAGACCCAGGTTCGTCGAGCCCAGCAGGCCCATGACGATGTTGCCGCCACCGTTGGCCGGATTCACATACAGGATGCCTGCGAGCTGGGCGCCCGAGCCCAAGTTGTTAGGCAGTGCGACGAGCGGCTTGCCTGCGGTGATCGAGTCGTAGCTGTCGGTGGCGACCGACTTGAAATTGAAGCCGAAGTTGAAGACCGTCTCGTACTTGACGTTGCTCGGGAAGAGCGGCGTCGCGAGCGACTGGGGCGTCACACCCGCGGCGTGCAGCGAGCCACCGCCGAAGCGGCCAGCAGTAGAGTCGAAGGCCATCGAGCAAGCGGCCCACTTAAGCACGACATCGGCAGCAGTTGCGTAGCTGTCCATGCCATCGGTGAAGAGAACTGTCATAGGTGCCTCGTTAGCTATTAGGTTGGCCGTCAGTGAGACCGCCGCTGCGCAGCAGTGCCCACACGTTCGAACGGATCGCGGCGGCGACAGTCGTTTGCATCTGCTGCTGCGGGAGTGGGTCGTCGAGTTCAATCACGGAAGACCAGCTCATGTAGCCTTCCGCCGAGTCGGTGTCATACAGGTACTGACGCAGCGTGTTGCCAGCAGGGCCGTTCGTGCAGTAGTTCAACGACAGAACATCGAAGGTGTGCTCACGCCGCAGCTGACGGAGCATCGCCTTCACACCGTTGTTGAACGCGATGGACTCAGGATCTGTGATCGGGCCATAGACGCCTTTCTCGAAGTCATAGTCCGTGAGCCAGCTCTCGAACATGACGTACTCACACGACTGGACGATCTTCGGCAGGATCGTGAAGCCACGGTTCGAGCAGAAGAGCTTGGGCGTGGTGGCCTTACGCTCGTCGAACAGGCTGTTGATCATGTCAGCCATCGCCTGCTGGAATGCGTCGGACGGGTAGATGTCAACCGTATCGACCGTGTCCATGAACACGCCATCGCATTGCAGGCCTTTGCGCGTGTACGTGAGCAACAGCTGTTGTCCCGCGACGAGCGGAGGCCAGCCGAAGTCTTCCACGCCAACGTTGTTGTCCATCGTGAACGCGCCGGTCGCCTTGTCGTATCCGAAGTGCAGATTCGGCGTGTACGTGATGCTGCGGTCAGCGTTGGTGAGGACCAACTCTTCGGCATCGTCGATCGGCCAGTGGGCGGCACGGAAGCTCATTTGTGTCGAGCCATAGGCCACGAGTGTCTTGACCTCTTCGATGTACTTCACGCCAGCATCGAGCACAGTCGGAAGGTACAAGGTTTGAAGTTTCTCCTTCCACCTTGGCGCGAGCGGGTTGATGTACGTCGAGCCCCAGATGCCGTTCTGGTCAGGGAAGTCTTCCGTCTGCGAAAAGTCCTGCCCCCAACCCACATCTGGTTCGATCCACTTCGGGCACTTCTTGTTGACCGGCGTGTACTTGGGGCAGTCACCGTTCGTGCATGCTGCCGACTCGTCACGAATCCAGTTATTGCTGCTCGTGAAGCCACCGCCGCATTTGCCACCCGCGCTGTACGTCACGTAGCCAGCGCGGCTGTCGAACGTGCAGGCCTGGCTGCATCGACCGCGACCCGTGAAGTATTCGGCGCGGCCCAGCTCGCACTGCTTCAGGCCTTGTGTGCGCTGAAGGTCGCGATTGCATTCGGTGGGCTCGCCGTACAGGTTGCCGCCCTTGTTGTAGTAGGAGGCGTAGCCGCCAGTGCCCAGGCCGTCATCCCTCCACGGGCCGATCGGCGAGTTCGGATCGTAGATGTCCTGCACGATGCCGTCTTCTTCGCCGAACGAGACGTATCCTAGAACCTTGATCCCTTTGGCTTGAAGAGCCTGCACGTCCTGTCGTGAGACCCCGTTGGGGTCCACGATCACGAGGTCATAGCTGGAGAGGATGTCCTGCTTGCCACTCTGGTAGTAGACCGCGAAGGTGGGGAACCGGGCATACGCGCGCACGCCGGTTGCATTGCGGCTGTCTCGCGGGATGCTGAGATCCACCTTGCTGGTGTCGGGATTGACCCACGTCACGCCGACATCGTCCTTCGCCCATGCCGCATCAACAGCGAACGGAGGTACGTTGCTGAAGGCGTAGTTGACGAAGATGGTTTCATTAACCTGCGAGTACCAGTCGCTGTTCTGACCAGCGATCTTGGTGATGACGAGTGGGTGAGCTGCTGTCCCGAGCGTCGAGATGACAACCTGCTTCTTACCAGCCGGCAGACCAGAGATCGTCTGAACCGCGAGGAAGCCTCCACCTACTGCATCGTTGGACGTGAGCGTGCCGTACGAGACGCCGTTGACCAGTACGGATGCTGTGCCCCAGCCGTTGTCGCGCTGGAGTGTGAAGTCCACCGAGGTTGCGCTCGTGAAGAAGCTGAGCGTCTTGGCCGTGCCATTCGAGATCGCGCGCGTGGAACCATCGGGTGTATCCGCGTCGAACGACCAGCCGTTGAGCGGGCCGAAGGTGACCGCGGAGCTGGTCATGCCATAGGTGAACGGCGTGTTCACTTGGACGGCGCCAGCTGGATCTCGGTAGAGCCCCGACAGGTACAGCGGGATCGAGACGTTGTCGGGCTGGCCCGAGCCGTCGATCGAATAGTTGAGGTCGAACTGTGAGTCAGGCGTCAGGTTCCCGACCGCGATCGGTGAGGCGAAGGCGGTGCCGTCGCTTGCCTGCTTGAACGTCGCCGGAACCTGCAACGTCACGTTCAGCACGGCGTCCGCACCACGGTTCGCGAGCGTCAGCTTGCCGGTATTCAGGTTAGCTGCTTTCCAGCCGCTGAGCACGAACGGCTGCTTGTTGTACGAGCGTACCTTCGCACCCGAGACCACCAGGTACTTGGTAGTCCCGCCGTTCGTCGCATACAGGTCGACCGTGTGCAGGCCTGGTGTCAGTCCATCTGCCACCAGCACGTCGATGTACTGACGCACTCCCGGCTGCATGCCGGGGTAGCTGGACGTGTCGAGGTTGCAGTTGATCGTGTCGAGCGCGGTAGCCAGACCCATCGTGCTGGGAGCTTTGCCGTCGATGTAGATCGCGGCAGTGCCCCAGTCCGAGTCAAGCTGAATACGCAGGACCAGCGATGTGCCGTTGAAGTTGAGCGTTGCCTTGCCCTTCGTGCAGTAGACGCGAGGTTCCATCTGCGCGGCCGGCATCGTCTGGTCGCCAGAATCCGACGACCACGCCCCGGTAGTCTTGCCAGTTCCGCCAGGCAGCGTGAAAGATTCGTTCAGCACGAACGCGCTGGCCGGGAAGAACTGGTCGCGCAGGTTCGCCGGGTCCAGCCCCTGATTCAGCGTACCGGGGTAGATCTGAAGGAAGTCGTTGACTGAGTCCCACGGTGGTCGCATTTACACTCCCGTCGAGACAGTGCGCAACTGCGCGCCAGAGATCGTCGTGCTCGACGCCTGGTTATAGAACTTGAAGATCAGCTTGTTCGCAGGATCGAGCTTGTCCGCAGTGAACGGCCGACTGTCACGGTACGAAGCGTCGAGCTGCGGCGCGCTTGCGTAGATCACCGTGTCGGCGTTCTGCGCGTCACGCTCGCAGATCTCGATGCGGTACGGATCGGCCGTCTGCACGACCACGCGCACCGACTGGAACATGACGGTGGTCTTGCCGAAGGAGGGGACCGAGCCTGTCATGTCCAGCTCGGCATGCGCCCCCGGCGCCACGTCCGGAATCGGGTACGTGAACACGTCATAGAAGCTGTCGCCTTTCGGACCCTGCGGACCAGCTGCGCCGTCAGCGCCCTTGGGGCCAGCAGGCCCCGGATCGCCCGGTGCGCCATCGAGCCCACGATCCCCGGTGTTCCCCTTCAGCGAGTAGCCAGACGGCCACAGGCCGTTTGCTTTCGGCCCGTAGAAGTATCCGTTGTCGTCGTTCATGTAGGAGTCGCCGTCCGTACCGATGTCATTAGACGGCGCACCACTTCCATGCAGGAGCTTCACAGGCATGTTTGTTCCGAGATTGTTGTAGACCGGCGCGATGACCAGCACGATCGGCTGGCCTTCCGGATTGACAGGCGCGACTGAGAGCGGAGCAGCGATGGTCACTTTGCAGCTACCCCCATCAAGCTGCGCACCAGCTCGTCGATGACCTTGCGGTCATCAGCGACTACTTGCTGGAGGGCTGTAACGCGAAGGGCTTGGCCGTCTGCTCGGTCGGCTTCTCCGAGAAGAAACTCAGTAGCCGCAGGCGATAGTTCGGCACCACCGGCTCCATCAGCTCCGCTGACACTGGTGCCAGTTGGAACTTGTTCATCTGCGGCGCGGCAGGTTGCGGCGCTGTCACGCAAGCGGAGAGTGCCGTTGCGCACAGCAGCGACATCGAGCTGATGCTGAGAATCCTTTTCATTGATCTTCGTCCTGTAGTTCTGGTCGATCGCGTTGAGATCGAGTTGAGACTGCGTCTGCGCGAAAGCCAGCGCGCTGTCGAGATGCTGCTGCGCGTGTTCCGCCGCAGTCGCCGCGTCGCGTTGCATGACTGCGATGTCGGCTTTGTAGACATCGCGGGTCACGTACCAGCTGCCGCCTGCCGCAACCAACGCGGCGACGGCGGCACAAATGGCTGTGAATTGGAGGCTCATTGCTTCGGCTCCGGCAGTTGCTTCACGAAGTTGCGGAACATCAGGTCGATCAGCTTCGAGTTTCCGTAGCCGGCGATCGTGATCGCGAAGGCCTCGCGCGCTGAATCCCACTCGAACGACTCGCACAGGAAGAACACGAGCAGGCCCGCGACGATTGCCGACACGGTGTCTTTCACGACCTCCAGCTGCCAGCGCGACAGGTCTGCGGCGCGCGACAGCTTCTGAAGCGTGGAAGCGGCGCCACCGATGCCGCTCAGCACGATCGTGATGACATAGGCCAGCATCGGGATGCGGGCCAGGTCAGAACCGAATGCGACTTGTGCATGGGTTGCTGCATAGGCCGCTGCGGACCAGGTGAGCGCCAGCAAGAGCGCCCAGATTCTTAGTGTTCTTTGCACACTCGACCCCGTTCAGAAAAGAGATTGCGGAAACTCAGCACGACGCCGATAAGGGCCATCGAGCCGTAGACCGCGAGGGCGTCGAGAGGGACGCTCTTATAGGTTTGTTCAGCGATAAAAAGGAGCGACGTGAAGGCAAATGACACGCAGGGGTAGACCCAGTGACGCCACTTCAAACCCCATTGGAAAACGAACCGCTCGGGCATGAGGTCGTTGATGACCAGGTCGATCACCAGCAACGTGCCGGTCAGCAGGAGGAGCGTCGAGAAGACCGCCCCTCCGCTATACCGACTCACAACCGCCACCCAGTTGTTAGAGAAGATGGAAGTGAGACACACGACCAGTGTGTAGGTCGTGAAGCCTAGTCTTGCGATGAAGTCGCTGGATCGTGGCATCAGTTCACTCCCAGAGCGGCGCGGGCGAGCGCCAGATACTCTTCACGCTCCTTGAGGCCGTTCGTTCCGCCGTTGATGACCTTCGTCACACCGACGAAGTCCTTCTTCAACGCGAGGTTATCGAGATGGTGGTTCCACCAGAATGCTGCGGCGCTCAAGCACGCGTTAGCGGGCTCTTCCAGCAGCTCCGGATGGTTGATCAGGTCTAGGCCCAACAGATGGCCCATAAGCACGTAGTTCGTGTATCCCGTGCATTGGATCAAGCCGCGGCCTTTGTAGAGAACACCCCAGCCCGGTTGCGTGTTGCCGAGATCCTTACGGCCTTCGTAGGCCTTGCCGCTGGCCAGCTCCTTGAGCCACTGGCCTTCGCCAGACTCGTGCGAGACTTGAGCCAGGAACTCGACGATCTCTTCGGGGGTGTCGATGCCAAAGCGCTGCATTGCGCTGCTCAGCAGCGGCGCGAACGACACGCAGCGCACTGAAGGAGCATGCGTCCAGATCTTCCGCAGCTGATCGGATGTGACGGACATGAGGGGCACTCTGTGGTGGTGGTGAGTGCCGAAATTTTATTGGCCGCGTAAACCCAACACAAAGAGTTTCTTCGCACAGCAAAGCAAAAGGGAACCTGTTAGGTTCCCTTATGAACTACGCTGAACCACGGTGGTGTCAGGTAGGCATTGACCCCGGATAGGCCAGCGGTGCCGGAGCCTCAGGCGGCATCTCCACAGAGACGGCTACGGTTGTGGGTACGCGCGTGTAGGAGTCGAGCTGCGACTCCAAGCTCTTGATCTGATCGCGCAGACCGGCTTCGATGCGCTCTCGTTCATCCAGACTGGTCGCGTGCAGATCCTGCTGTTGCTTCATCGCAACCAGCGTGTCGTCAAGCATCGACTGCGTCTTCGCCTGGTTGGCCAGCGTCTGCTGGAGCGCGGCCTGCGTCGAGAAGAGCGCGGCCTCAGCTTGCGCGACACGGTCGCATTGTTCGTTGCGCTGGCGCGTCAGTGCGTCGATCAACGGTTGGGGGTCGAGGGCTTGGGTAGCTTCGTTCATTGCTGTTTGATCCAGATCGGTTGGCGGGTGGTGGTCCGCTTGGTGGTGAGTGGGCCGAAGACGTTGCGACGGTGCTCGGGCAAGTGCCCCGTCATCGGCTTGATAGTCTTCAGGGTGCAGCCAGTCAGCTCGAACAGGGCGGTGGCCAGGAACACCACGTTGTCGCTGTAGGCGCTCTCACACGTCACGTCCCAGAGGTCGCCCTCCAGAAACATGCAGGAGCCTTTGCAGAGCTGCACGACCGGGCAGCTCGAACAGTTCACGCGTGTTGACCAGTGGCGCGAGGACTCGAGTTTTACGCTGTCGATGCTCTCGATGGAGCCCGCTCGGTGAGGCTTGCCGTTGGGGGCCGTCGAGACTGCCGACACATTCTGGCACGTCAGCACATCGCCGTTCAGTGTCACGGTGACCACGTCGCTGCGATCCGAGCCGCACTTCTGGCCGACCGAGGAGCCGGGGCGGCTCGTCTGAAGCGAGTCCGCGAAGTCATGGATCTTCCCGGTAACGCTCGTGAAGTTGACGGCGCGGCCAGCGCGCAGCTCGTCGAAGGTCTGCTTGCGGTAGTCGATGTGCGCGTCCAGATCCAGCATGGACATGCCCTTGCCGCCTTCGTCGTAGGCGTCGATCAGCATGCCCTCACCGATGGGCACGTTCGCGTCACCCGTCAGCTTGACGAAGAAGTCCTGCGCTGCCGCGCGCGACCGGTTGTCCTTGTGCAGCATCGTGTTGAACGACATGCGCCCCAGCGGTGCGAGCCGTCGATACAGCGAGAGGATGGCGTCGCGCGTCTGTGGCTCGTCGAGCGGATCAGGACCGCGCACCTTCTGACCGGGGCCATCGTGCGACAGGCCGATATGGAAGCCGTTCGTGACCAGCCAGCTGACCTTGTTCGCGTCGAGCAGCGAGCCGTTCGTGATCATCTTCAGCGTCAGCGCCGGGTAGCGCATGCGAAGCGCGTCCACCAATGGAACAAGCGTCTTCCAGTAGACCAGCGGCTCACCACCCCAGAACTCGACTTCGGCATCGTCGGCCAGCGTGACGGACCAGGTGAGGCGAGACATGAAGTGGTCGACAGAGTAAGGGCCGGTTGGCTCCGCGTGAGGCACGAAGCGCTGCGAGCAGTACTCGCAGCTGTAGTTGCACGAGAGCCCGAGCTGGATCTTCAGTGTGCGTATCAGTGCATCCTTGCGGCCCGGTGGTGGGGCAGGACTGAATGGGCGGTCGCCGGCCTTGCTGACGAGCGAGCGGCCAGTGCTCGCGTCGGTCAGCTGACTCGACATGTTGTTGTACAAAAAGTCGCGCTCGACGCCGCGGGCGTCGAGCGCTGTCAGAACGAACGAGGTCATTGGGCTGTGGTGGTGAGGTAGGTTTTTTGTCGCTCACGTAGTGCGCTTTTGAACGCAACTACATCAGCAACAACTACCCCGGTATCCTTCAGCGTCAGCACACCAGCGTCAAGGAGTTTCTGGCGGTACTCTTCGGGGATCAGCGCGGCGACCCACTGCGTCAGCAGATCCACCTGAGCTTCGAGTGCGGCGAGCGAGTCGTTCGTCTTGGTGTCTTTCAGCAGCTTGTGCTTCGCATGCCAGCGGTCGATCGTCGGAGCCAGCTCTGGCATCACTCGCTTGAGCAGCATGTCCCCCGGTTCACCGGACTCGTCTTCCTGCGTGTCGAGGTTGTTCGGCTCCTGCGTGCTGATAAAGAAGATGGCAGTGAAGCTCTTCTTGTCTTTCGACACGCCAATAATGCAGATCGGCTGGAACGAGTCGATGTTCTTGCGGAACATGGCGCCCGACCAGCTGTCTTTTGACTCATGCAGGTCGCTACCCCACACAGGCACGTACTGGCCGGAGCGGTTCTTCACCAGGTGCAGGACATCCAGTCCAAACTCGACCTTGTTGAGATCAAATTGCCAGTAGAGCGAGCGCTCCTTAGAGCTGACCACGAGGCCGGTAGGCGTCTCGATCACCGTAGCGATCGGGCCAATATCCTTCAGCTGGTTCTCGTCCAGGTCGAACGGGATTAGGGACTTGTGCAGGATCACTTCAGACCCTCCCAGTTAAACGAGTCGTAATCGAAGTCGAAGCCGTTCATGCCCGCAGAGACGACATAGCCTTCAGCGATGATCATGTGGCATCCGCCGACGATTGGCAGATAGACGCGCGTATCAGGATCGACCTCGCGATCGACATTGATCGGCTGCTGCTTCCATCCGTGCAGATGCGCGACTTCGGTGAAGTCATCCAGCTGCATCATGTCGTTGTGGTCGATCAGGCCGGTGACGAGGCCGGCCTCCACACCGTTCATGAACGAGTCCTTGTCGAACACGCTGAAGCCCTGGCGGTCGCCCGAGCGCGACCAGAAGGCATGGTCGTCGGTCCAGGTCAGGGAGCCATCTTCGAATGAGACCAGCGCGCGGTCGCCGAGCAGCGGCGTCTCGATTTCCAGCACGGGATACGGGCCTGTCGGCGTCCAGAGCACATCGCCGACGACGATGTCCTCGACGTTCTTCCACGAACGGTCAGCCAGCAGGATTCGAGTGCCAGCCGGGAAGCATGTGCAGGCGCAGTTGCAGTTGCAGTTGACGTAGGTCTTGACTAGCTGGACTTGACGGCCCGACTGCTGAAGGTAGTAACCATCCGGGTTCGCGATGACGCCGCCGCCGTTGTTCACCGTACCGACAGAGGTCAGTGCGCCGTTGGCATCTGCGCGCGCGAAGAAGTTCTCCAACCAGCCATAGCGGGCGGTCCAGATGCCGCCCGTGCCCTGTTCGAGGGTGTGCGTGTCCGTGGCGAAGCCCTTGCCCCCGTAGACGCGCACGTAGGAGCCATCGCCCATGTAAATGCCGCCGCCGTATGTCTGGCTGTACCAGCCCACGTTTCCGTTGGAGCGATACCAGCCGTTGTTGTAGACCTCTCCAAGCGTGTCGCCGTTGCGGTTCAGCTTCGCATTGTTCAGCGCGCTGTAGAGATAGTCGGCGTAGTTCTTCGTCGAGGCCTGGGCAGGCTGCGTCGGGTCACCGGAGAGCAGCAGCGGACCAGTCATCGTGCTGCCGCCGCGCTGCACTGCCTGGTTTGCGATCGCAATCGCAGCGTCGCGCTGCGCGTCCACGTAGCGCTTCGAGGTCGCGTGCAGAGACTGGGTGGGGTCGCCGTTGAGCGTCAGATAGCCCGTCATGATGTCGCCTGCCTTCGACACGCGCCCATTGGCGTTCGCGGCCACCGCGGCTAAATCGTCCGCGTAGGCGAAGGTGCGGTTGAAGTCGATCTCCAGCGTCCAGGTGATCGGCGACAGACTGTCGAGTCGGTACAGCTTCTTCTCGGTGGAGTTGAAGAACGGCATGCCGACGACCAGGCCCGAGGTAGGGTAGGCCTGACCGGCATTGCGCGACAGCGCGGTGCGGTCGTTGTCCAGCAGTGGCGCGAGCGAATCGGAGATCCGCTGGCTGTCTGGTATCTGTTGAAATGCTTGCATCGTGGTGGTGTCCTTTCGCTATCCGAATTTTAACGACGCAGGCCAGTGCGCCAAAGGAGTTTCAGTACGCGTGAGCTGCCCAGGTTGCGGCGCCGTCGATGATCGCCTTGTCGGATACGCGTTCGAGGATCATGTCGAAGTACTGCCGGGTCGGCGCACCGTACAGCTTTGCGACACACGGATCGCTTGCGCTTTGCACCGCGATTACGACGACAGGTGGGATGTGGAAAGGACGCGCGAAGTAGATGCGGGTCGGCCCGCTTGTGTCGGAGATGATCTGATCGCCACGGTCGAACATATCCGGCACGTCTACCGTAACGTTCAGCTTGTTGATGACACCGCGGTCGCCGTTCTCCGAGTGCATCGAGATGCGGAACAACGCAGACTGATAGTCATAGTCGCCCTGCACGAACGGTTGAAAAGGCGAGTATCCGATAGGGGCGTCGGACATCAACTCGTTGTAGAAGTAGTCGGCGCTCAAGACCTTGGTTGACACGCCGATGTCAGAGATTACGTGTGCCATGTCAATAGAGTGCGTAGTTGATGGTTGCGCCGATGCCGCCTACATTGATCGTGCCGCTGTACGTCGAGCCGTCTTCCTTACCGATGAACAACGTGCGTGTGGTCGTGTCCTGAGTCAGCGCGACGAAGTAGCGCTCTCCGATTTCAAGCCCGATCGGAATGGAGATCTTCGCGCCCTCGTCATCGATTGCGTAGACGCTCTGAATTGATGCCTGATAGCCAACGGTGATCTGGCGCCCGTTGCGACCGCAGCAGCTGAACCAGGTGTCATCGAGCAAGTCGTAGGGGACGATCCACTGGCGCGTACTGAAGTTGTTCGGGATGTTCGTGCTGAACGTGACGCGTGTCGGCGTCGGTTGAAGCGGGGGCGTTTGCACGAACAGGCCCGAACCGTACTTGCCAGGTTTGTAGCTGACGTTCTGCTCCTCCATGATCGCGCCGTCTTCACCGGGGCCGGAGTAGGTCAGGTTGTTGTCGAGCTTCCACGAATACAGCATGTCGTCGCTCAACGTGCGGAGCATCGCGATCTCGGCCAGGTAGTTGATCGACGAGATGTCGCCTTGTGCGGCCCACGGACCTTGAGCTTTCGGATCGTTCCACGGGAAGGTGGCCTCAGACCACTTCGTGGTGAAGTCTACGATCGCATCAAGCCCGACGAACAGCGTGTTCTGCGCGCGGAAGTCGGTCGGCAGGTTGACGCTGAAGATGTACTCGGCCTTGGCCTTCCCATCATCCATCCGCAACGTGTTGCCGTACGGGATCATGTTGTAGCGCGTGCCCTGGAAGCCATTGACCAGCTCGTCGCTCGTGTAGATGATGTTCGTGCTGTCGCTCTGCGCCACATCGGTCGTGACGAAGGTCGCCTTGTCCGAATAGATCCCCGGCGAGCCGATGGCCTTGATCCAGAACTTGCGCGTGCCGGCCGCGCCCGCCGTCAGCCCGAACGAGGTCGCCTTCGTCTGCGCGACGAACACCGCGGTGGCCCAGGTGTCCCCTTCGCGGATCTCGTAGCTGAGGATGTTGTTTTCCGGATTCGGGTTCCAGCGGAACTCAATGCGGTTGCCCGACTGAATGGCGATCACGCCTTTAACGGGCGAGGGGCCTTGCAGGTTGATGGTCTGCTTGGTGGCCAGCTGCGAAAAGTTGCCGCTCGTGTCGATCGCGCGGATCAGGAACGTATAGATGCCACCCGTGTCGGTGGTCCATGCGAACTGCGTCGCCTGGTAGTCGGTGACCAGCGGCATGGCCGTCTCCCAGCTCGTGCCAAGGCGGATCTCGTAGCCAGCACGGTCGAGGTCCTTGATCGCGTCCCACTTCAGTAGGATGTCGTTCTGGCGGCGCTGGATCGTGAAGTTTGTGACGTTGCTCGGCGGATCGTCCTTGCCGACGCACTTATAGCCCCACACGGACAGCTGTGCGCTGCGGTTGCCGAAGGCATTGACCGCCCAGACTGTGATGTCGTAGAGCACGCCCGTGATACACGGCGCGAGGAAGATGCTCTCTCCCGAGCTGGTCGTGTAGGTCCACGTCGATTGGTTCGAGGGTTTCCACGCCACGTCATAGTGGTCGATCATCGCACTGCCGGGGGCGTCCCACGAAGCGAAGATCCGAGCCATGATCGACCCGTCCTGCCCAATGATTATCTCATTGGTGCCAGAGGCAAGCACCATGTTTGTCGGCGGTGGCGGGATCAGCGGGTTCTTGAACGAGTAGGGCACGCTGCCGATCGGCACGCAGTTGTCCGCTGCCCACTGCTTGTTGATGTTGATCTCGACCGCAGTGATCTTGTACGAATTCGGGTTGTTGTCGACCGGCTCGACAGCGATGGCCCGAAACGGCTTTGCGATACCAAAGCCGCCGTTGTCTTCGATGGTGAAGACCGTGCGGTCTGGCACGTCATTCGGCGGTACGACACCGGAGACGATCGTGAGCTGATACGCCGCGCCTACAGCAGACGGGCGCACCACGAGCGGTGCGAGACCGCTGCGCGTTTGCAGTTTGAGCGTGTAGTTCTGGACTGCCGTGAAATAGATTGCGTCTCGCAGGTAGATCACGCCGTTGTAGATCGACTTGACTCGACCCGGCATCGAGAAGCCAGAAGAGGGGTCCGCGACAGCGATCGGCCGGTAGGGGTCAACGATCGCACCAAGGCGGGCGACCGTGAAGGTGACCGTCGCGCACTCGGTCGTCGCCGTGATCAGACGATAGTACGCACGCCGGAGCGCTTCATGCTCGTCGGTGCAGCCGATGGCATCGAAGGTTGTCGGGATGTGACCGTTGAGGGCGATGTGATCAGGATCTTTGGCTGGGCGCATGTCCTGCTGCCAGTCGAGATCCGGGTTGACGAAGTTGACCTCGAAGTCGTTGTACCGGGTTGCCATGTCAGTGTACGTGTACGTGAAGCCTTCAGGCGTCACGTTCTCCGGACTGAAAAGCAATTGAGGCTCTTCCCACTTGTCCACGCGCAGATGGACCATACCCGTCGCGTCATCGAAAATGACCGCACCAAAGGTTCCAGCGACGTATTGCAACATGTCGAGACCAGACTGCGAGTCCTTGATCGCCATGTTGAAGGTGTAACGAGGCTGCACGCCTCCCTTGCCGTTCGGGACGGGCGTGTCGCACCACTGGGCCGCGTCGTAAAAGTCAAAGCGGTTGCAAGTCAACCACGGGTAGTATTTCCTCAACCCGTAGTTCGTGTTCATCAAGAGGTCATACAAGATCCAGGCTGGGTTGTTGGACCAGGCCTGTTTGAAAGAGCCATCCCAGGTCGGGACCGACAGGTCATACGTGTGCGTGTCGCCGTTGTAGTTCGTAGGGATCAGGATCTCAAGCCCGTCCACCTCAACGCCGAAGTCGGGGATAGACGTGAACTGGCTGGTGGCGAGAGCCACCAGGTGCATGAGCGCCACGCGGTCATACGTCCGGTTTCCCTTCGTGACCATCTGGTAGCTTTCCCAGCTCAAGTCACAGAAGTCGGTGTTCGAGCTATCCGGGTTCAGCTTACGAACGCGAATATCCCAGGTGTCATTGACACGCGGGACATCCCAGCAGTAATCCACCACGTAACCTGACGAGGTCTTCCCAGTCACAGCGATCGTATTCCCGCTGTACGCAGTCCACGCGCCGTTGCTCGACGACTGACGATACTGGATGTCGAACCGCGCCGTGTTGTTGTACGAGCCATCGTTGTTCTGCACGTACAGCTGGGAGAACTGTATCCGGACCTGAAGCTGATCGACGACATTGACCAGTGAGCTGTCGGTCTGACGCGTGACCCACGTTCCCTGGAACAGACGCACTCCGACTGCGGTGTTCGAGGTCTCGCCACCGAGTTGATAGTTGACAGGCGGATCACCAACGTGGCCGCGCATGACACCGAGGTTGAAAGACTCGAAGTTGACCGAGCCATCGTCGGATTGAAGCGGCGTACCGCCGACATAAAACGACTTCATGCCGTTCGTGAGGCCGCGGATCGGGCCTTCGCCGAGCGCGAGCACCATCTCGACAACGTCTCGCGAGAAGAGGTTGTCGTCGGTGCGGTGCGGCCCGCTTGAGCCGCCGCCTGCGCCGCGCATACCCTGGGTGTCCTTGTCGAGTTTCATCAGGCGATCAGGCAAGTGGTGCCGTAGGAATAGCGGATGCCGTTCGAGTCGGTCTTGCCGGAGCAGTAGCCGGCGAGGTTCATCTTGCTGTCGTCGAGCCTGCGCGCGTCAACGTTGAATGACAGGTAGTGCCCGAAGTGCCGGATTCGCCCATACAGGAGAGGTATTCGGGTGCCGATCTTCGTCGTGTTCTGGTTCGAAGGTATGTATAGCGACTGACTACCGGCGTTACCAGCCTTTGGGGTTGGCGCAAGCATGGCGAGAATGCCGCCGAGCATCATCATGGCGCCCGACATCGCCATGCCGAAGCCGGCGTAGCCGCCGATACCCGTCCACGAAGTGAGCACGCCCACGACGATACCAACGACGAAAATCACCGCCCCGATGATCGTCTGAAGCAGACCGCCATTGCCGCCCGCGCCGGAGAGCGCGGGGTAGACGTGCAGTTCTGTCTCGTCGGTCGGGGCGAAGATCGCGTCCCGGCATTCAAAGCCTTTCACCTTGATCGGAACGGGGTTCTCCACGTCGAAGCTGGGGAGCTGCTTCAGGTACGTCAGAGCCTCCGCGACCGAGGTTGCGTGGACGCGGATCGGTTCAGGGTGTCGCTCCGTCAGGGAGCCATGCAGATAGATCGTTTTCATCGACGAGAATCACCGCCTTGTTGCGGACGTAATAGCACCAGACCTCGCGTTCGCTAACGATGTAGTGAAACCACTCGGGGTATCCCTGGAATGCTCGGTAGTCCTCAGCCGTCAGATTCGGCCCGGTCATAGGGTGCGTGTGCCATGTGGCCACCACGCGGTCCCGGTATTGTCCGATGGACTCTAGGCTGATTTCAAAGAATTTCTCGGGGTTCTCGTGAACGTTAGGACACTCAACGATGGTGTCGTCATTAAGCACGAATCCACAACGCTCAACGTTCGGATTCCAGTGTGCCAGCAGCAATTCGTTCATAACGTGCCTTCAAGTGCGGGGGCAGGAAATTCATCAGATCGACTTTCTCGATCAACTCTTTGTTCTTCTCAGTCACGTCCGGATGCCGGATGACATCTATGACGCGCGAGGTCCATTGCTTGGTCAGCGGATCTGCTTTGGACTTCGCCGCGAATAGGTGGTGTAGCAGATACCCGTTGCCGACATAGATCCCGATGTGGTTTGGATGACCGCTACGATTGGCCAGGCGCATCAGCAGAAGATCACCGATCTCCAGCCTGTTGAACGGAACGCTGACAATCTGAAAACCCTCGCGGTTGAAGAAGTCGGTCAGCAGGTTGAAGCCTTGGTCGTCCCAGCCGAACGGGCGGGCATAGTTTGTCAAGTTCAGGTCGAACTTGTCCCTCATCCATCGGCGCACGATACCGTAGCAATCGTCCTTGCCGACCACATACGGGATGTCCTCGTAGCCTTTTGTGAACTTGTCATAGAGAGACATGGGGGTACTCCGGTGGGTAGAAGGCTCGACCAGGCAGCAGGAACTGCTGACCATCGAGGGGTGATCGCAACTCGAATACAGCCAGCTGCTTGTTCACGGACAGCGGTTTCGAGACCCGCCAGATGTTCATCTGATAGATCGCTGCGTTGGCGTTGAGGTCGTTGAGCGACACTCGGTAACGCGTGATTTGCGCTCCGTCCATCTTCCCCTGGGCAATGAAGGCTGACCAGATTCCGTCAGGGTTGGCGATGGAGAGCTTTGGCCGTTTCCATTCCCCGGTCGTGTTGACGCCTTCACCAGAGAGGGAGATCGGGATTGACTCGAAGGTCATGCCTTGCCAGACCACGTCTTTTCTCGCTGTCATGCCGACGATCGTGCTTCCGGCCAGTTGGTTTAGAGAGATCTTGAAGAGGTCAACCTTGGCGTCGGCATCAAGCTCGTACGCCTCAGCGATGTGGGAGGCTGGTAGGTTGTCGATCATGGCATTTCAATAAATTCGATGCTGAAGTCCTCAGTCCATCCGTCCCCACCCTTGATGGGGTTGGGCAGCTCAAGAGGCTTGTTGAAACGCACGTTCAGCATGCCCAGCCAGTTGTGCTTGTACTGGAAGGTCTTGTGCAGCTTATGTGCCTCGTAGAACTGGAGTAGACGCGTCGCGTTGTTGTCGTAGAACGTGTCAGCATCCATCGTTCCATCAGCTTTGATTCCACGCCAGATGGTCTGGAAGCTCAAGGTGAAGACACGCTGATCGGGCGAGGTCGGAGGAGTCGCGAAGCGATACGAGTTCCCGAGCTGAAGCGACGTGCCAGGGTCCGGGTAAGTCTCCCTAACCATGTGGTTCGGGAATTCAAAGATCGGGAGTGTTGCGGTCATTTATTGTCCCATCGCTACTTGCTTGATCAGTTGCTTCGTGGTGCCACCGCGCATGATGTCGTCGCTCATGATGGCGACCACGTCGCTCGGCCCCATCTGCGGCTTCTGGTCGGGTGCCACGACCCAGACGTTCGTGAAGGAGGGCTTTGCGTCGCGCTTCGGCAGAGGGGCCGGCGTGCTCTTCGAGATCATCCGGTTGCCCTTCGAGTTGAGGCCGTCGAGGAAGTCTGTGCCGACCATGTCGGTCGCGTCGGAGTTCAGCACGTACTCACCGGGTTTCAGCAGGGCATTGACCGAGTCGCGGGTCGTGATAGGACCGTTGACCGAGCCACCCGCCGCGAAGCGCGTGAAACCACCGCCGCGTGTCACGAGGCCGGTTGAGCCGACCGAACCGCCTTGGATCGACCCGGTTGGCATAGTGAACCCGTAGGAGTTCACACCGGAGGTCGTGCCAGCGGCTTGCCCCGAGCTGCCGAAGGCGCCACCGAACGCCGAGATGATCGCTTTCACTGCGGCGAGCGCGGCCTGCTGTTCGAGGATCTGCAACATCGCCTTCAGGAACGAGCGAGCGAAGTCGCCGATCGCCTGGCCTGCGCTGCGCGAGCCGGTTGCGATGCTATCGAAGAACTGCTCGAACGAGTTCGTCGCCGTGCCGAGCAAGCTGTTGTAGCCGTCGATCGCATTGGCCATCAGGTCGTGCTGTTGCAAGAAGTTCGCATTCGCCGCATTGATGCCCTCCATCAGGCCCATCGGTGAGGCATCCTTCGAGCTGATCTTCTCTTCCAGCTCCAGGATTGCCTCAGCATTCTTCTTGCGTTTATCCGACGCGGCGGTGACCTTCTCCTCCTGAGTGCGCTGTTCATCCAGCAGCTGGTTGATCTGTTGCTGGATGCGAGCCTGCTCCTTGTCGTCGGTCGACTTGCTCAGCGCGTCTTGTCGGTCGGTCAGCTTTGAGCCAGTTCGCGAGAACGCAGCCTTTGCCTGTTCTTCCTCTGCTTGGAGCTGGAGCTGGTGGCGGCGGTCCTCAGCCAGCGTGGCTTGGTCCTTCCGATCGCTGTCGGCTGCGGTCTGGAACGACAGGGCAGTCCGTTGCACCTGGCTGAAACGCGCGGAGTAGCGCGGGTCGGACATGTACGAGGCTTCGGCCTGGTCGTTCTTGAAGGGTTGAGCTGCCTGCTTGAGACCGGTGCTGTGCGCGGTGGATTCGATCTGCTGACGTTGCTTCAGGTCAGACATCTCGTCCTTAAACTGCTGAGCTTCGGCTTCGAGGTTTTTCTTCAGCTCGGCCTTGTCCAACGCGTCTTTGATCGACTCGATGTGCTTCTTGATCGCTTCGTCCTGCGCCTTGATCTTCTCGTCACGCTCGTTCTGGAGCGATTCGATCTGCTGACGCACTTCAGCGGTGTAGTCGAGGGTGCCGTCCGCAGTCTTGACCTTGGGGCTGATAGCGCGGAGCGTGTCGATCTTGCGGCCATACACCGCTGCGATGGTGTCGTCAGCTTGCTTCCCGATAGCTTGCACTTCGTCGATGTTGCGCGAGTTACCGATCTGCGCGTCAAGCGCCTTGACGCGCGCATTCAACGCAGCTTCATCCGCTGCGGAAGCCTTCTTGAGAGCCGGGGCGGCAGAAACCCGCGCTTCGTCAAACTTCTTTTCCCATGCAGCCAGCTCGGTCTTCGCCGCAGTGAGTTGCTTCTCGATCGACGCGACTTCAGGGGCGTTGCCTTTGCTCGCTTCGCGCTGCGCGGTCAGGCTCTGGACCAGGTCGTTCAGGTCGCGCACTTGCGATGCAACGGGGATGCTGCTGTTGAGTCGATCGAAGCGTCCAAGGTTGCCTGCACCGCTGCCTCCGATTCTGGCGATATAGTCGCGCGTTTCCTTCGGCAGCTTGTCGATGAAGTCCGATTCAGTCAGGTTGTTCGACAGCACGCGGAAGTCGTTTGTCGTGCCATCCGGGTTCTTCTTCTTCAGCAGGTTGTTGACGTTCCCTTGACCCCAGTTGTACCCAGCCAGCGCGAGCGTGTTGTTACCGCCGTACAGGTCGAGCATGTGCGACATGTACGCCTTACCCAGCTTCTCGTTGTAGCCAGCGTCGTTGCGGAACTTGTTCTCGTCCCAAGTCTCGCCCGCCAGGCGGGCGGCTTCAGGTCCAGTCGAAAGACGGACTTGAGCGATGCCCATCGCGCCCTTGGACGAGGTAAGCGTCCTACCGTTTGCGTCGAACTGCTGACCACGGCTTTCGGCGTTGATCTGAGCGGCCCAGAGATCGTCGATACCGCGGCTGCTGCCGAGGCCAGCGGTGCGCAGCGCCACCGAGCGCTGGATGACCTTCTCGATCTCCGTGCGACGTGCGAGCGCACCAGGGTTGTTGTTCTCATACTGGATGTTCGCGACATCCGCCTCGGTGACCTTCCTCTGGCTGAGGTTTCCAGCCAGCGTCTGCCCCGCTTCGACCGACTTCTTTAGCTGGTCGCCCGCATTCGCGAAGATTTGCACGAGCGCGTCGATACGCTGCTTGGTAGCGTCGTCGGTGCCCGTTGCGTTTCGCTGCTCACCGAGCTTGATCTGCGCAGCCGTCAGGCCGGTGTTTGCTTGGCCTAGCAGATTCAGGTACGCCTGAGCCTTTTGCGGATCGTTGCCAACGTCTGCCGTCGCATTCGGGTCGAGCGCAGCCTTGAAGCCAGATGTGACCTTGTCCAGATCCTTGACGCCGACATCCCCTAGCAGCTTGACGAACGAAGCCAGGTTGGGCGCGTTGAGGCCTGCGCCGAGATCCGCATAGCCGCTGGACCGTTGGCCGTTAGGCAGCACGTTGTACTGTGAGTCATCGCCGTTCAGCCCGCCGACGACACCTTCCACGTACTCGGTGTTCTTGCTGGAGCGCGCGCGCTCGATCTTGTCCGAAGGGCCGTTGAAGGCATTGCGGCCGAACTTTGAATTCGTGTCCTGCACCTGTTGCTGAGCCTGTACTGTCAACAGGTCGAGCTGCTGGCCGTATCGGACGGTGTTCAGCTCGTACTTCTGGCCCATCTGGTCGTGCAGATCCTTCAGCACCTTGATCAGATCTTCCGTCTTCTGGATCGCGCTCTTGTCCAGTTGCTCACCGTACTTCTCGAACTGCTTGCCCACATCGTCGATCTCGCGCTTCAGCATCTCTGGATGCTTGTTGAGCGCGTCCATCTTGTCGGTCAGCGTCACGATCGTCGTGCCGATGCTGTCGTAGGCCTGCTTCGACTCGGTGAGCGTGTCCTTGGCCGTGTTGACGGCGGTCTGCTGCTCTTCGAAGGCCTTCTTCGAATCCGTTAGACGGTTCACCAGGAAGGCGATTCCTGCTGCGGCTGCGGCTGCGACACCGATCCACAGGCCCATAGTAGCGCCGACTGCGGCCATGCCCTCAGCAGCCGCGAAACCGCCCGTTGCGAGGCCCAGGAGCCCGCCCCCGAGCTTGCCCACGTACTGCGTACCCAAGGCGATCGTAGCGCCTCCCAAGATCGTGCCGGTGGCTTCCACTGCGAAGCTCATGCTGCGGATACTCGTCTCGGCATCCGCGGCGAACGACACGACATCTTTAAAGCCGTCGAGCAGGGGCTTAAAGCCTTCTCCGACCAGCAGGCTCGTCTGGTTCTTGAAACGATCGTACTGCGCGCCCAGCGTCTTCATCTGGTCCGCGTTGGCCCGCGCCGCGGCGTCCGTCGAATTCAGGCTCGTTTCGAATTCTGCGAACGCGGCGAGGTTGCCAGAGAGGGACGTGTAGGCCGACGCGGCGCGCGCGTCGAACGACTGCATGGCGTCGGCTGCGTCGAAGCCAGCATCGTGCAGGTTCGACATCGCGCCGTACAGACCTTGCGTCTTGACGTTAATGTCGTCTTCGGTCAGGCCCACGCGTTCGAGCGTCGCCTTGAACTTGTCGCTAGGCTTTTCGAGGTCCGTCAGCAGCGAGCGCAGACCGCCCCCGAGCGTGGCGCCCGAGGCCGTGCCGGTGTTCGTGATGGCCACGTTCGCAGCCAGCATTTCCTTAAAGGAGACGCCAGCCTCGCTTGCGGTCTCGCCGGCCGTTTCGATGGACGTTTTCAGCTTGTCCATCGTCAGGCGCGACGAGTTGACCGCCTGCGCGATCATGTTCGTGATGTCGACCGTATCGGTAGCCGACAGCTTGAACGCGCCGAGCGCACCCGTGACCGTATCGACGGTCTTGTTGAAGTCCTCACCAGTGGCCGTAGCCAGGTCGGCAACGCCCTTGAGTGCGACGCCCATCTGGCTGACGGTGACGCCTGTCTCCGACAGGGCAGCAGCTGCCTTGGTCAGATCCACAGCGCCGTAGCGCGTCACGTTGGACACACTTTCGACCGTTGACTGAAGCGTGGCCATCTGGCCTTCGGTCGCGCCCGCGATGGTCTTCAGGTGTGCGAGGGCTTCCTCGTACTCGACCGTGAACTGGATCGCGCTCTTGAACGCCTGGACGATCCCTTGCGTCACGAAGTAGTTCGTGGTCAGCGCGGCCTGAGTCATCGCGATGGAAGCGCCGCCGTCGCCGAGCGTCAGGTCGTGACGGCGTTGGCGGATGTCCGAGTTCGACTCCTGCTGTTGTTGCTCCTTGGCCATCTGCGCGTCGCGCAGCTTCAGCAGCTGCGTACGGTCAGGACCATACTTGGCGCCAGCCTTGTTGAACTCTTCCTGCTGCTTCTGCATCTCCTGCTCAGCCTTGCGGCGAGCAGCTTCCAGCTCCTTGACGCGCTTCTGAAGCTCGGCATAGAACAGCTCGACAGGCGGGCCGATCTCAGCAGCCATCTGTTCGGCTTCAGCCTGGCGGCGACGGTCTTCGATCTGCGCGGGGCGGATCTGGTTCTGCTGCCGGTTGAACTCGGCCTGCTCAAGCTGCTTGGCCTTCTCGGCAGCAGCGGTCAGCTCGCGCGATTTGCGCTGAAGCTCTTTGTAGAAGAGGTCGGTGGGCGGGCCGATTTGAGCGGCGAGCGCTTCGGCTTCTTGCTGGCGACGGCGGTCCTCTACCTGTGCCGGCCGGATCTGGCTTTGGATGCGGGCGAACGCCGCGCGCTCTTCAGCTTGGGCTTTCTCGGCCGCAGCCTCGCGCTCGCGAGCCTGGCGCTGAAGCTCCTTGTAGTAGAGGTCAACGGGCGGGCCGACCTGTGCGGTGGCCAGCTCGTTCTGGTAGTCGCGCGTGCGGTCTTCGCGGATCGCGGCGGAATGCGCGGTGGAGACCGGCGCGGTCTTCTGGGCGATCGTCCTGTTCGCTTCATTTTCGGCGGTACGGATCGCGCCGGCTGCGTTGCGGATCGAGTCGGAGAGCGCAGCACGCGCGTCCTGCACGGCCTTAAGTTGAGCCTGCGCGCCCGACGCGTCATTGCCGTTGTCGAGCGTATTGCCGAGGCGTACGCGCGCGCCGCGCTCGCGCAGCTCCAGCTCTTCGCGCAGCTGCTGCATGCGCAGTTGTGAGTCGCGGATCGCGCGCTTCGACGCGCCCTCCGCGATAGTGTCCTCCTGGAGCCTCGCTTGCGTGAGCTGCTTCTGTGCAGCCGCGACGCGCAGCGTTACCTGCTCGATCTCGCGCGTCAGGCCGATCTCTTCGGTGGCGTACTGGCGCCGTGCTTCCGCAGCGATGTTTTCCTGCTTCGCGAGCATCACGCGACGCTCAGCCTGCGCGTTCGCAATTCGAGCTGATTCGAGGTCGAGGCGCCCGTCCGAGAACTGCTTCTGCTGTTGCTGGCCGGAGAGGATGGCCGAGTTCAGCTGGGCGTTCGGGCCACCCGAGCGGATCGACGTGAGAAGGGTGCGCAGCTCGGCCTGAAGGGCTGCGAGCTGCTGGGAAAGAGCAGGGTCGTTGGGTCCGCGAGCGCCGACACCCCCGATCTGGATTTCGGCTGCGGCCTGCTTGACTTTGGTCAGCTGGCCGTAGATGACTCCGAGGACATCCTTCAGCTGCGAATACTGGCGAAGGGTGTCCTCAGTGAGTCCGAGACCCACTTCAAAGTTCTTTACCTGCTCTTGATTGGCCATGCCTATGATTTCCCGAAGACTGCTGCGAGTTGACGCTGCGCATCCGCGAAGTTACTGGGTACTCCTGAAGATGACTTGTCCGAGTCGGGAGTTGAGTCGTCTTCTTTTGTGCCGAGAACTCCGGAGAGAAGGGTGGCGAACGTCTGATATTCCTGCATGTGCTGCGCCTGAGTCTCACCCAAGCGCAAGCGTGTGCGAATTTTAATGTCCTCGCGTGTGTACTTCCAGATAATTCCGGCCACTTCAGAAGGGACTGCGTCGAACGCCCAGCACAGCCCCTCGATAAAGCTCAGGCCGCGGAACCAGTCGGTGTAGGCGGTGAGCTTTCCGGCTTGCTTTTTGCCAGAGCCTGGAACCGCTCCGCGTTCTTCTGCTGACCCTTGACGACTCTCTCCATCGTCCGCAGAAAAAAATCGGTGACGTGATCCGTGATCCAGGCCAGCAGTTCTTCGACATCCTCGACGGCGATGTCAAGCGTGCGCAGGTTGACGGCGCCGCCTTCAGCAACGGCACCCAGTTCGTCCCGCTTCGACAGCACGGCCAGCAGGCTGTAGTCGCGCAGCTCGTTATCGACCGGGATCTGGATCGCGGCTTCGAGCCCACCGATGGCGCGGCAGATCTCATTGAGCAAGCCAAACGACATGAAAAGCGTGCGCTCTTCGCCGTTGATCATGACTTTGAAGCGCGGCTCGGGCGCTGGGCGTTTTTCAGGTGTGGTGGTCATGTGGTGGTGGTGTGGTCCAAATGAAAAAGCCCTCAGATCTTAAATCTGAGGGCTTGGTGCAGCAAGGAACTTTTTAGTACCGCGAAGAACCTTAGTTCGCTGCTGCGAGCATCGCCTGGCCGAACGGCAGGAACGTATCGTAGAACGGGTCGTCGGAGACCAGGTCGTACGGTTGGAACTTGTACGGCAGATTGCCGAACGAGTCCGTCTTGAACGCCAGCGTGAAGCCGCCCGTGATGCGGATCTTCGGGATCAGCAGCGCGACCGGCGTGCCGTCCGCGAGGTTGCCGACGACCTTGGCCGACAGGAACGGCTGGTCGGACTTCGAGCCGATACCCACCACGTTCACCTTCTGCACCGTCGAGCCGATCGGCAGGGCGTAGTCGAACGCCTGGTCGTCCGCAATCGTGAGCGTCTTCGCAACAGCGTCGACATCGGTGATGCGGGCCACCAGCACTTTGTCGGTCGCGCCGGGAGCGAGGGCTTGAATCCAGTCGCCAATGACGAGGTCCGTGACCGAGGCCACCGGGAGCAGCTTCGTGCCCGCGATGTTCGAAGGAACGTCAGCGTTGGTCGTGGTCTTCGTGGCGATCGGGTCCATCGCAGAGCCGTCCAGACCCAGGCCGTATGCCAGGTTCTTTGACGTGTGCTCATAGACTTCCATCGTCGCGGTGACGGGGTTACCGGTCATCACCGAATACACCACCGAGTTCTTCACGCCCTGCGTCAGTTCGGTGTATGCCGGCTGGCCGCTGATCGAGAAGTTTTTGACAAGACCGATCGAGTGGTCGTCGGGGTTCAGGTTGAACAGGTCTTTTTGCGGGCCGATCATCACGGTGGCCGCGCCAAGCATGAACTTATTTGACTTTGCTTCACCAGCCATCGTTAGTTCTCCGGTTGAAAAATCTGGTAGCACGGATGCTACGTGTGCTACCGTTTCGAATCAAAGGTTTTTATTGGTTAATAGGAGAACCAAGGAATGAACGTTGAAGACATGGTGGCGTCCACGTTGCGACTTCCGCCCGAGGTACATGAGCAAGTCGTCGCGCGAGCAAAGATCAACCGCCGCACGAAGAACGCGGAGCTGATCACTCTCATTGAAGCCGGCCTTGACGCTGGCACGAAGTCAGATGCAGAGTTGATCCGCAGCCTTACGCAGTCAAATCGACAGTAACGTCGGACGACGCCGTGAATGCGATGTATTTCATGGATCGTCCCATTGCTCCACTCGACGGCATCGTTCGAATGCCGTTTTCAATCGTCATCTGACCCAGCTGCTCACCAGTCTCTGAATCGACCACGTCGATTCGCTTGGTGGGCAGCAGACGATTCATTAACTTCCCCATAGCCGCAGTCAACCGGAACTCGTTCGCATCGTTCTCGGTCGCGAGCCCGATCATCACAGTGACGTGGGCCAGGTGCTCGTCGATTCCGATCGTGTAGCCGGCGACACCGATCAGCGATCCGACCGGCAACGCTTCATAGTCCTCGTAGGCATCGAGGTAGACCGGCTGGAAGTCAGGTTGCCCCGGTACGTTGATCTCTTCGGCGAAGTCGCCGCAGAACTTGAGCAGGCTCGACAGATGGTCGCCGTAGGCGTTGGTCGTGATCATTCCAGTGGTCCGTAAGGGGCTATCGCGGACTTGACGATTCTGCGAATCACCATGTCCTGATACCACAGCATGTAGGGGCCGAGCAGCGGACGATATGCCACGCCTTGCTCGTTGTGTTCATGGTTGAGCAACTTTGTTCGCAGGCTGTCAGGCAGTGCGGCGCCTCCACGCGGGTTCTCCGTCACGCCCCGCGTAAGGGGATCGAGACCGTTAATGGCCGGGAGCCATACAACGCTCAGTGTGACAAAGTCACTCGCCGACCGGATCACTTGACCACCTACGTTGACGCCTTGACGGAACGTCCCCGCTTTGTATTGGCGTCGGCCACCACGGTTGACTTTGGTGTGCGACTCGATCGTCACCGAGACCTTGCCGTAGTAAGCGCTGGGGTTGGCCAGGTTGCTGACTTGCATCCGCAGACTCGGGCTCGCCTTCAGCTGCTTGACCGTCTTCACTCTCTTTTGACGCCACTGCTGCTTTGACTTCGTCGAATTGCGCTTGATGCGAGCCAGCTCGCTCAGCATGAAGAAGTTGCTGCTTCTGTTGTCCCTCGTGATAGACGAGGGGTTCTTCCAGCTGTAGTAGCGATTGCTGAGTTCCCCCCAGCTGCCGTACATGTACTGGTCAAGGCCGTCTGGCGGTCCCTCAAGTCCCGGCTGTATCAGGCCAGCCAGGTCTTTGAAGAACGTATTGAGCGAGCGGTTAATATCCTTCTCGATCTGCACCGCAAGATCGTCGGCGTAACCCGCGATCTTGTCCGTGACCTGGGAGAAGAAGATCCGCTCGACATAAGCCTCAAGCTCAGACCATGTCTGCTGGAGGGTTGGCATTACTCAGCCTCTGCGATCACCACGCCTTGCTCGCTACGGACGTTCGTGATCTTCAGATCGTCGAGCATGTCGTTAATCTCCAGCGGGAAGCCGGTGATGATCCGATAGCTCACACGCTTGTGTGCGCCAAAGTCTCCCGTCATGCCGAGGTTCGTGCGGTCGAACGAGCACAGCCCGAGGGGGGTGGGCCGACCGGAGCGTTCGAGCTGGGTCACGGGATCTTTTCCCGTCAACATGCGTGTGACGGTGGCCGTGTGCGGCGTGCGGAACATCCGGAACAGGCTGTCGTTGACGCCCGCGCTGAAGTACCCAAGCACGTATCGCTCACCCAGGTCCAGGACCGTGTCGCCGGGTTCCGCCACCGAGCCGCGCCGCGTCAGCAGCATCTTGGCGACGGGACTGAAGTCGAGGGAGCCCGTCGCGCTGCCTTTCGGCAGGTTGACGACGCCCCAGATCTTGGAGTTGCCTCGCGTCAGGTTAATCAGGACGCGTGTGAGAGACGGGAGCGCGGACATTATGAGTTCGTCACCGGGTCGGTCGGAGTGGACACCACGAACAGCGTCGGTATCGAGACCGTCGCGGTCGAGGCGTTGGCGATGTTCAAGGCCGCGGCGAGCTGGTCCGTGAGGTCAACCCGCAGCTGCTGGAAGTCAACGGTCTGGAACCGACCGAAGGTGTTGTTCTCGCTCGTGCGCGCCTGGAAGACCCGCAGCTGCAACGAGGGCAGGGCATCGAGCGCAGCGCGCAGCGCGAGCGCCCGGTTGGCCTGCTGTCGTTGCCGGTTGCCGGTGGTGAAGGCGTTCTTGAACGCGTCGCCGTTGTCGGCCACCAGGTCGTAGTAGGCGGGGACCAGCTCGATGTCGTCGTCAGGCAGCTCGTCCGAAGCAACCCCGAGGAGACCGCGCACGGCGTCCGCAGAGGCTTCGAGGGGGAGGAACGGGTGTAGGCTATAGGCAGCGTGCTGTTGGCGGCTCTGACCGCCCGCGATGTAGGAGAGCGTCACGTACCGGGATTCGGTTTCGCTCGCGATCGCGTTGGCGCCGGCCGGCACGGAGATCGACGCGGTCGTCC